ATGCACCCCAACACCACGACTCTTGAACGCGCCTTTGCGCTGGCAAAGACCGGAAAGTTTGCCGAGGTTTCCGACATCAAGCGCCGCCTCGGCAGCGAGGGCTATGCCACGGTTCAGGTGCAGGGCGCCTCGGTGTTGAAGCAACTGCGCGACCTCATCCGGGCCAGCCGTTGACGGCCGCATTCTGATGAATATCTTTTGTTAGTAGTGACATGCCCGTGTGTTGGAGCAATTTCCCGCCGTGCCCGCCCCTCCCGTCAAGTCCCGCGAAATAAGCGCCGCGACCGCCGTTAGGCAGTCTGCCACCAGACTGGTCGCACCCTTTCAGGAGCGCATCGGCGAACTGCAGACGAACGTGGCGAAGCTACGCGCGATGGCGCAACTAGGGCGGAATTTGGAAGCGGTCCGCGCTGAGGCGATGAAGATTTTGCCGCTTGTCGTCGCTCTTCGCATCGAAATCGAAGCGGCGATTGCTGACGCCAGTCCAGATATTGCCGGCCATAGTCGGGTGGCGGACCAACGAAAAGCACTGATCAAGCTGCGAGAGGACACAGATGCCCTTCTCGAGGCGACGGCAAACAAGACCCCCGCCGTGCGCTAGCTCGGCGAGGGTCCTTTACCGATGCGTCACACCGGCTCTGAGCTAACCTGCATGCCGCATCCGAGTTGCTTCACAAACGAAAAACCCCGCCAGTGCGGCGCGCTGGCGGGGCTTTGGAGGTCCGTCCGAGTTGGATGGACGGAGGGAGCTAAGCACTTCGGCAAAGGCGGCGCAACGTGCCTTTCAAAGGCGGGTCGCTCTAGGTCCGCCCGGAAGCGATTACCTTGGGTCAAGTCCTGACTGCCACACGCTCAGTTCGCGATTGAGACGTATGGCAGTACAGGGAATGCTGCCACCGGTGGCCTAACCAGCCGGCATTGGAAGGCCGAGCTTGCGCGCCCCGTTGGCCCTCTGGGGGGTATCATGGCCCATCCTCAGCGAACAGCTTGGATTCGCGCCTTGGAGCGCTTATACATGGACGGTGACCCAGGCGATGCGCTTGGTCTCACCGTTCCTTTCCGTTTCAGACTGCCCCGGAAGGATCAACCATCCCCGCAAGATTGGGGAGTGGGCGGCCTCAGAAAGTTTTCTATGAACATCGATAGCCGGAAGGCCCAGCGCAATGGCTTTGCGCACCAGCGCGCCACGCTGCTTTTCTCCGCCCGACTGCAAACCCTGGGCGGATCAGGCGACTGGTCGGCATTGACCCATGAAGGCACCGAGCCCCCGGCTGACGCTGCGTTGCAACGCTTAAAGGCCAAAGTGCGGGCTGGCCTCGGTCGCCTTCGTCCACTCACGCCCGCCGCGCTCTGATGTCGAGTTGGCAAGCTGACGCAAGCTCCCAATCCTTCGCTTCCGGCGTGGAAATCCTCGTCATAAGTCCCCACGAACAAGTGCGGATCGTCACCGCGGACCGTCTATCGATCGAGACGCCAGACCGCAATCGCCTTAGCGCTTTGGTCATCGACAGGACCCGGGATCACTTAACGCTGTGCCTGGCTGATGGACGTCCGATACGCCTGTCCAACCACCCGTCGAGCGATGGGTCCGGTGGCGAAAATGGAACATCGTTCTCCCGCGAGACTTGGGTCGTGAACTAGCTCCGGGAGTGAAGGCGGGCGGTATGAATAGTCATCGCACTCTCGCCGCACACACCCGTCCGACGCCAGCAGCGATGAGACCCATGCTTGCAGCTGCGGCGTGCGAGAGATCAAAAGCTCGGCCCGCCATCCAGGGGCCACGATCCAGCACGGGCAGCACCAGTGACTTGCCGCTGCTGGTGGTGAACCGCACCCGCGTGCCGAACGGCAATGTCCGGTGCGCCACGAGCATTTGGCTGCCGTCGAACGCGACCCCGGCCGCCGTCTCGCATTTGCCTCTGCCGTGACCAGGCGGCCGCCCGTGGCAGGTTTCCTTGCCGTACCAGGAGACGGTCACCAGCGAGCCGGCGCAGGGCTCAGCGGCGAAGCCACCAACGACGCCGAACATCAGCACCACGGCGACGAGCAGATACGCGCCGGCAGCGAGCCGGGCGGCAAGATTGAGCATGGTGGTGGATGTCCCTACTTTTGCGAGCGGATCAGCTCGGCGGTCATCAGTCGGACGTCGTTGCGCAACTCCATGAGCTGCGCGATCGACTTCTCGGTGGCCTCGGTGTTTTCGTCGAGCGCCTGGCGCAGCGAGCGCCGTTCCTCTGTGGCCTCACGGCGGAGCGCGTTGCCCTCGGTCATCAGCACGTTGCACGCCTCGAGCGAGCGCCCGAGATCCTGCATGGCGACGCTGTCGGTGGTGTAGACGTCGGTGCGATGGATCGTTGGCGCCGGCTCTGGCAAGCCCTCAGCGATCTTCAGCGCACGGGTGACGGCGATCCACACCGCGGCACCAATGGATGCCAGCACGGTCGCGATACCGCTGCCCCACAGCGCGATCTGGTTCCAGTCGATGGTCGAGGGATCAGGCGGAGGCGTCATTGTGGTGATCCGGAATGGCAACATCGATCACGGCCCAATAGACCGAGAACAGGCCGAAGAAGCCGACAACCGGATACACGGCAAAGGCGGTGCTCCACCTCCACGCGAACAGGAACCCCAGGCTGATGGCGGCGAAGAGCAGGATGCCGCTGACGCCGGCAAGCACGCGAATGAGCGCGGTGGGCCGCGCCATGTACCCGTTCACGCAGAGCGCCGCGAGGCGGAGGATGCCGGCGATGGTCACGCCCCATCCCCACACCGTCGGCCCGCCCTGAAAGGCGACGAACCCGGCGCCGTCGAACACCGCCGGGTTGGCGAGGATGATCATTCCGAACAGGAAGGTGATGATGGCGTGCTCCCATTCGAGCGCGCGAGCGCGGAACCGCATGCGGACCCGCGCCACCACTTCGTGCGCCTTGGTGCTGATGACGATCATGGCGCCGCACCGTCGGCGGGGCACAGCCGGTCGTAGACCCGGTTGTGCGCCCTGATTTCGGTCACCGTTTCGGGCGTGTCGTGGCTCGAATAGGTGATCGGCCGGAAGGCGGTGCATGAGGTGTCCACGAAGCGCACCTCAATCGCGCTGCCGAGGGTCGCGCACGCTGCCATCGGCAAAAATATCGGCATCAGCGCGAGCAGCCTCAGCCAGCGCCAGACGGGCTTTCTGCTCTTCATCCATATCCGCATAGGCGGCCTTCCTTCCCTGCTGGTAGACGGCCGAGTTCTGGATCGCGGCGATGATGGTCACCGCGATCTTGAACAGGGTCAGGGCGAGCGACGCGTTCACGGCGCCGCCGCGACGGGGATCACCGGCGTCACGCCCGCGAGGCCGGCCGCCTTGCTGATGATCCAGCTATCGGCAACCTGCAGCGCCTTGATCGCCTCGGGCGCCGAGCTTTTCACGCCGTTGAGGATGAAGCTCAGGACAGCATTGTCGCTGGTGATCTTGAGGTTCGGCCCGAACTTGGCGATTGCGGCGTTCGTCCAGGTCTCGACAGCCGAGTGCAGCGTGTCGCGGTGATTGGCTTCGATGTCTCGAACTCCGGCCTCGATGTCGATGCCCCACTTCGCCTTGAGGATCGAGGCGAGCCACAGGCCGACGATGCCGAGCAGGCCAACGACGATGTCGACGAAGACGGTCGAGAGCTGGGTGAGGATCGGGCTGAAATCGACCGTGGTACTGGCGGTGGTCGCCTCCTGTGCGAAAGCGACAGCCGGCGTCAGCGCGGGCGACAGGGCGAGGAAGACGGCAACGGCCAGCGCCGCAGCCTTGAGGAAGGCACGCATGGAATTCTCCGATGATGTTTGGATTGCCGGGAACCGCCGGCGCGGATGGATGTTGAGCGAGGGTCAATGGACATGACTCCCCCTCACTCAGCCTCGGGCTTCGCGCTCGGGGCTTTTTTCTTGGGCGCCTAGCTGGCGGCGGTCAGCACCTTCGCGAGGATGGTGCGCACCTTGTCCGGTGCCACGAGCGCGCGGTTGAGCTTGTCACCGGCGTAGTAGGTCTCGCCCGCCGCGACCTTCCGATGCGCGCCTTGCGTGGTGGCGAGTACGGGCAATGAGGCCCATTCCTGAGCGAGGTTGCGGGCAAAGGCCTCGAGACTGAGCGTCCCGGCCTTGAACCGGGCGTAGCCGCGCTGCTTGAGCAGCTGGTAGCCCAGCCGGTCTTGGAGATCCGGGGTGAACAGCTCCTTGCCGGTGAGCTTGAGCGCCGTGCGGAGGCCCGCCAGCGTGCCCTGCATGAGTTGCAGCGCGCCGGCTGCCGACGAGCCGTAGCGCTTCGCCAGCACCTTCTGCGCCGCCGCCAGTTCGTCCAGCGTCATGGAGGTGATCGGCTTCGCCAGCGTCGACTGGTGATGGCCGTAAACTACGGTGTAGTCGCCGCCGCTCTCGAAGCCGTAGACGAAGCCGAGCAGCAGCGCCGCTCCGCGGGGAACGGATGCGTCCATGGTAGTCTCCTGCGATGTGGTGGATTGGCCCGCCGATTAACCTTGGCGGTTAAGGTGAATGCCAGTCGCCTGTGGCGCCGGCCGAACAATCATGGTTTGGGCGGGCTCGCCCGGCGCAAGTCGGGAGCGTCAAGCAAGCAGCCTCAGACGACGCCGCACGTCGCTGGGGCTGCTTGTCTGCATGTTCGCGTTCGGTACTTTGTTTGCTCAGTATTCCGAACAAAATAGCAGCGCTAGACTTGGCCGCTCAACTGACCCTAGAAAAGGCGGGGCCACTTCATCTATTGGACTGTCGCGTTGAGCGAGCCGGTGAAACTTGGATATGTCGATGCGCTGAGAGGGCTGGCCGTTATGGGTGTAGTGCTCGTGCACACCCATGACCTCTACCCGGCCATCATCCACTACCCCTATCTGATGATCGCGACCGGCGCCCGTGGCGTGCAGCTATTCTTCGTGGCCAGCGCGCTAACTCTTTGCATGTCCTGGCACGCCCGCAACAGCACGATCCCTGAATTTTGGCTCCGCAGGGTCTTTCGGATCGCCCCCATGTTCTGGCTGTCGATCCTGATCTACCAGATCTTCGGCACGGAGCGCTTTGCTGCCGAACAGGTCGGCGCCGCTGCGTTGTTTGTGAATGGGTGGAGCCCAAATACGTATCTCGGTGTCACGCCCGGTGGCTGGTCCATCGGCATCGAGATGGGTTTCTACTTGTTGTTTCCGGCCTTCGTCGCGATCATCACTAACTTAAGCCGCGCGCTGATATTTTTCGCTGTCAGTACGATCGTCGCCGTCGTGACCTATCCGATCGCCGCCGACATGGGCGGCAAGGCGTTTGGGTTTGGATGGCTCGGAGACCAGCTCCCCGCTTTCGCGGCCGGGTTCGTTGCTTACTATTGCATCACCACGGCCCCGTGGCGACGGGCGACACGCTGGCTATCGGTGGCGGGAGTTCTTATCGCCCTGGGGCTTGTGGTGCTGCCAGCTTTCCCCTCGCTTCGCACCCCGGACGAGCACCTGTCAGTTCCGATCTACGCCGCGCTGTTCGTAGCGCTCGCCTACGTCCTGGCCAATTCGAAATCAGCGTTCGCCAACAACCTGATAACGCGTCGCCTCGGGGTGCTGAGCTACAGCATCTATCTGCTGCATTTCCTCGTAATCTCGGCGATCGCGCCACTGACCGAGGGCCTAGATGCTTGGACCTTTCTGATCACCTACAAGGCCGTCCTTGCTCTGTCCGCGGCCGTTGCCGAGGCTACCTTTCGATTGATCGAGAGACCGGGTCAGCGCCTCGGAAAGGCGGTCATTCGCGCCCTATTTGGTAGGCGGATGCAGTACCGCGCTAGCGCACCGTGACAGTGGTCTTGTAGACATTTACGCTCTTGTTGTTCAGCGTCTTGATGCGTGCCGCGAAGCTGGTCCCCGCCGTGCAGGCGGTGTCCGCCGACTCCACGACGGTGCGCCCGGCTTGCCCTTTTCCCACGCTTGACAGCGTAGTTGATGCCCAATGCGAGCCACCGTCGCAGGTCACCTCGGCGGTCAGGTCGGTCCCGAGGGTGATGCTGTCGATTGGGTCGATTTCGAGGAGCGCGCGAGCGTTGGAAACGCTGGCGTCGGCAGTCTGGGTGGTTGTAACAAGCGTGATATTATTCGCAATCGGGGTGTGGGTGTAGCGCATGGGCTCATTTGTGCCATTGCTGTCCTCAGTCCACCCGGTCACCCCAGATCCGGTTGCCTCCGACGAGATGTACGATCGAGCGTTGGTCGCTACCGTGGCGCTGTAGGTTCCTGCCACGGTGTAAGCGCCTAGATAGTAGGCGCCTGTCCCGGGAACCGTGTACGGCGAGGTCAAGGTCACATCCGCCCAGCCGCCACCAGGATGAACAAAGGACTGCGATGCAACAACGTCGAAGTTGGTCGAGCTATTGCGCTTCAGAATCTTGGCTACAAAGGTTCGGCCGGCCGAAGTATTGTAAATGCCAATCTTGAAGACGACGACAGAGTTGGAAACCGCGGTTGTGCGGTCCACAAAGGTGAAGTTGCTGCCCTTCGACAGATCACTGTCGAATCCGTTGATCTGGACCGTCGTACCGCCTTGGGTCGCTCCAACGTAACCGCTCGCCGCCGTATGCGACGTGTCGACGTTCGAACTCGCCCCGGCATTGATCCCATCGCTGGCCTTATAGCCATCGGCGAAGGTCTCCAAGACCCGCAACGAACTGCCCAGCGCCTTGCTCAGATTGGCCATGTTGAGCAGTGCATTCTGCCGTTGCTGGTCGGTCATGCCGCTGCCGGTCGCCGACAACGTGCCACCGGAAAAGCTGAGTCCGGTGCCGATCGTGACCGCCCCGAGCACACCCGAGGCGGCGCTGAGCAGGCCGGTCTGCGTCGCGCGCTTCAGCACCTTACCGCTGGTCCCACTGAACAGCGCCAACTCGCCATCCACCGCGGAGGTCTGCCCCGTCACCGCCCCATCGATGTTGGCCTGCGAGATCATCCAGTTCGCGCCGACGGTCGCCTGGTTTCCGCTCGCCGTGGAATCGACCACGCATTCGAGCCGATCGTTGACCTCGACGTTGATGCCAGAGGCTCCGCCGATCTTGCCCGCTACGGAAACGCGATAGACATGGCCGGCATCGGCCGCCGGATAGTTCGGGTTGGTCGAGCAGTCGATGGCGCCCTTGAACACCTCGACGTCCTGCGCCGCGACATAGGCGGCGATCGCGGCGTTGACCCCCGGCATCACGCCGGAGATCGGATGAACGGTGCCCCTGACGACAGTGCCATCCGCAACCCAGTCGATGATGTCGCCGGCCGAGCAAGTGTAGCTCGACCCGCCATTGTTGAGCACGAGGCTGGCGCCGACGGTGATCGGCCACCCGGCCGCCGCGAGGGTCCGCCGGCGGTGCCCATCGCTCAACGTGATCGCAGTGGTGGCCGTCGTGCCGGTGATCGCGACGAAGCTGCCGGTTGCCGTCTCGAGATTAACGGTCCCGCCCGAGGCAATATCCGCCCCATCGAGGCTGAGGTTGTCGAACGTCGCCTGCTTGCTGGCGAAGTCGCTGCCGTTGTTGGCCTTCAGGACAAGATCGGCGACGGCCGAGCCGCCATCTTTGAGCAGCTTGCCGGTGGCGCCGTCATAGACGGCAATGCGCCCATCCGTCGATGAGCCCGGACCGATGACATCGCCGGTGCCGGCACCGCTCACGCCTTGGTCGCCGGCCGGCGCGAACTGGAACGAGATCAGGTTGTTGTTGAGGAAGCCCGCGGCGCCCGAGGGGGTGGTGACTGCCACCTCGACATAGCCGGTATGATCGGTGATGCCGGTGATGTCGACAGTGGCCTGGGCATTGCCTCCAGACCGGGTGAGCGTCGCGACGCCCTTACGGCTCGGGTTCGAGGAATCGTCCAGGGTTGCAAGGAACCCGCTGATATCGTCGCCGGCACGGTTGGTCTTGCTGATGGCGAGCCAGGTCGCCGAGCCGAGTGCATCGTCGCTGGCCCGGATCTTGCCCGAACCGGGATCGCCAAGCGTGTTGCCGTCATCCCAGATCAGCAGCACGCCGGGATCGGTCCCGTCGGCGCCGTTGTCACCATCGGTGCCATCGTTCGGGACCGGCAGGCCGAAGTTGAAGACGGCCGCGCTGCTCGTGCCCCCATTGGCGACGGTGGGCGTCGCGCCCGAAGCCAGCGGCGTGACGGTGCCAACCGCGATCGTCGGCGACGTGCCGTTCGTCCCCGCCGCGCCACGGATGTCCATGGCGGAGGCGATTGTCGAGGTGTAGCCCGAGGCGCTGACGTATTTGCCAATATCAGCCGTCGGCGCGGCACCCTCGCCGCCTACATAGCCCGTCAGCTGCAGGACGCGCCGCGCGCCGTCATTGGCGAGTGCAAAGGTCGGCGCCCAGCCGGCAAAGCCCTTGGCGCCCTGGAGCGGGATGCCGGCCTGCCAATCGCCATCGGTGGCAGAGTTCTTGACGAACAGCACGCCGCCAGTGAGGTCCTCACCGTCACCATCGTTGCTGAGATAGACGAAGCCGGCGGCCTGGTCGTCGTAGTCGCCTCGCTCCGCGAAGCTGCCCGAGATGTCGAACGCCAGCCCCTCACCGACACGGAACCAGCCGGCGGACATTTGCTCGCCGGGAGCAATGACGCCATCATGGCCCACCCGGGCGAACTGGCCCTTGAAATAGCCGCTCTGGGCAGCATTGTCCGACGACATGCGGATGGCGATGTAGGCGGTCGTGGTCAGCGAGCGGATCACCAGAACCGTGCCGGCGCTCCACTGCGCCAGCAGGCCCACCACCGACCGGTTGTTGCCGTCGATATTGTCGACGTAGAACTCGGCCGCGGCGGCCGGATCGTCATCGTCGAAGGCGAACTTGCCGGGCGTCGGATCGGCATCGCCGGTGGCACCGATCAGCGTGTAGAAAAGCCCCTGGCTGTTCTTGTCGAGGATGTTGAGCTGCGCCTGCACCCGAGCGGCCAGCAGCGCGGCATTGACCACCGACAATGCTGCCGGATTCAGCGGATCGATTTCGGCCGCGACCGAGGCGCTTGTGGTGCCGGCATAGCCGCGCGTCAGTTCGATCGTCGTCGTGTCGGTGCGGCTCAGCACGAAGTACGACGCGCCATCGAGCGCGATCGTGGCATCGGCTGGGCAATTGGCATCGCTCAGCGGATCGCCGGTGAGCACAACGGTGGCGTCACCGTTCACCACCGAGGCGGTGCCGGTCCAAATTCTGGTCATGTGTGGAGGTCCGTTCTAGGCGTCGTCGGAGACGCTGTAGCGTCCCGGGGTGATTTCGATGGTGCCGGTGTAGGTCGACGACCAGTCACCGCTGATCGTCTTCTTGCAGGGCACGATGCCGTTGCGTGAGAAGGTATCGTCCCGAATGGTCGGGTTCTGCTGCTCTTGGTATTTGTCTTCCTCGACCTTGCCGAAGAGGCCCTTGTTGCTGGTGCCCACAGTCCAGCCCTGCTTGGTGGTGCTGCTTGCAAGAGTGATCTCGGTTTGGCGAATGGACGTCATCAGCCGCAGATACGCCTTGACGGTCGCCTCGCCCGGGTAGTCGAGCAGGATCGCGATCTCGCGCAGGAACAGGGTAGGAAGCCCCTCGATGATGGTCGCTCCGCCGCCGGCCCGCAGATCGCTCCAGTTGCCGGCTGCCACAGTCGGCACCGCCTGCGCCATGATGTTGTCGGGAGCCTTGGTGCGCGTCAGCTTGACGCGCGCGTCGAGATAGTTGGTGTAGGGCGGCATGTCGGCGAGAAAGACGTCCGGCACGTCCTGCGTTCGGCCGGGGCCCCATTCCTCGCCGATCAGCGCCGTGACGCTCGAGCAGCCGGATTGATAGAGGAGATTGCTGCCCACATTCCCCGACTGCTTGCCCTGGCTGTACCAGTACCAGAGGTCGCGACGTGGATTGGCGAAGGTGAAGCTATAGTTCTCCAGCGTGACTTTGCTGTCCGGGACGAGAGTGAACAGCTTTCGGTCGGGGAGCGTTTCGAAGACCGTCACATCGTCGCGACTGATCCGGAAGTTCCCGGTCGGGGTGATCTGCGTCTTGGTGGCCACTACGTCACCACGCACTGGATGATCGCCGGGGTCGGCGGAGTGCCGGCATAGTTGCCCATCGCGAACGTGCCGTCGGGGAGCACCCAGCACGGGAAGCCGCGATCGATGTCGAGAGCCGGCGACAGGATGATATCGAACGGCGAGGCGTCATCATCATCCGAGCGGCGCAGAAGCGAGTCCGTGGCCCGCACGATCCCCTGACCCAGAATGCCCTGCTTGGCAGAGAACACCGGCAGGTCCGGATCGTACCCATCACCCGGCTCGCGAAACAGCAGCAGGTCATAGTCGAGCGTCGTCGCAGCGACGGCGACCGACCCGCTCGACGTGCCGATATCGATGCAGCGGATCTCCGTCTCGGTCGCATAGAACGACACAGTGCGAAGCGTCGTTGAGGTGCGCTGCACCGGGTAATAGTCGGGCAGCAACGTGCTCCCCAGCGCCACCATGTAGCGCGGCACATAGCCGAGGTTGTGGGTGCAGAGGATCTGGTCGGCTTTCACGACCTGACCGCCGAAGTTGATGTTAGGGCCGTTGATGACCCATCCCGAGCCGGTCGGGCTGTTGTCGAAGGGGGTGGTGTGCGCGGCGACCGCCGCGTGGGTGAGCGAGTGCGTCCCCCGGTGGGCAACCTTGTAATAGTCGAACGTCGACGAGAACCACACTCGGTCGAGATGCTGCTCCGGATGCTCGAACGGCGCCATTTTGTCGCCGGTCGCCGGCGTCTCCCAGACGACCATCCGGGGCAGCGTGTCTGACGTTAGCCGGCGCGCCCGCCAGGAAAGCTTCGACATCACGTGGTCTCCGAGTAGATGTCGATGCCGTCGCTGAAGTCGATATAGCTGAGCCCGTCGAGGCTATCGATGCGGCCCATGCGGGTCCCGGAGAACTTGATGGTCCCGTCGCCGAGCGTCTCGATCGCCGTAATCAGCGAGCCATCGCCGCCGGGCACCAGGACGTAGAGTTTGCCCATGACCGCGAAGTCAGCCGTATCGCCGTCCTCGGTCACTGCGGCGCGCAAGACCCATGCCGCCTGCGATACCGCGTCACCCATCGACGCCTTGACCTTCGCGCTGATCGACACCTCAGCGGTCTCGGTATTCGCGGTCGCCTCCAGCTTCAAATAGCCATCGGCCAATGCATCGCCGAACTGCGCAACGACCTCGGTGATCGCCTGCGCCCGCGCCTCGGTCTCCGTCAGTATCGCCTTCTGGCTTTGAATGATCGCCGCTGCCGCCCCATCGCGCTGGACGTCCAGAATATCGAGCCGCTGCCGCACTGTGTCGGAGACGGTCATCACCGTCTCGGCCAGTTGCGCCGCGAGTTGCTCGAGCGCCAGCAGTTGGGCCGGGACGCCGCCGCCGATGCTCGGGTCGGTGACGAGGCCGTAGGCGTTTTGCAGCTCCTGGCCGAGCTGCGTCACTTGAATGTCGGTCACTACCGCATCCGGGATGTTCGGCGTCGTTACACCAAGCCAGGCGCCATCAGTCCCGTCGAGGTCCTGATTGGACCATAGGGTTTCACGGGCTGAGTACGGCACGTAACGGCCGCGGACCTCGTAGTCGGTGTTTCCAATAAGAACGGCGTTCAACAAGACCGAGTTGCTGGCGGATAGCGCGTCGTACGGAATCTCGCCGGTGAACACGAGGGCTGTCTGTCCAGCCAGCCGCACCTGCATGCCAACTGCTCGAACGTCCACGAGGCCGGCAACGAACGTCACCTCGATGCTAGGTCGGCGCGCATTGTCGTCTGCATCGAAGAACGTCGCCGGGCTCGCGGTCCAGCCATCCATCACCTGCGGCGCCGGCCGCTGGATGGTAATCGGCGTCACGTCCGAGGGCTGCTCATCCTCCGTTGCCCAGCTATAATCCGCCGGATCCTGCTCTTTCCAGCCGATGAACTGGTTGCCGGTCGGCAGGTCGTCCATCGTGGTGATGAGACCAACCTTGGCGGCGTAGCCATTGCGCGCCGAGGTCCATTCGACCGCGTCGAGCACCTCGTATTCCCACCATTCCGGCGGCATCGTCATCGTGTGCGAGCGAAAGCGTCGATCCTCGAGCAGCAATGCGCTGTCGAGCCGCTGCCGCTGCGTCACTGAATAAACGTGGGCATTGCTGATCTCGGCCGGCAATCTTCGATCGTCGTCGGCCGCCTCGAGGTCGGCATTGGTCAGCGGCGGCGCCTGCTTCACCGACCACTTTTCAACCGGCTCGACGTAGCTCGAGGTCACGCCGTTGAAGGTGCTCTCCAGCCCGGGGAACGGGTCGAAACTCTGCCCCTCCGAAATGATCACATCATCGTCGGTGAAGCTGGCGATCGGGTCGGCCGGCTCCGCGACGAGGATCTTGTAGATGCCGCCGATCTCGGCAATGCGGCCGTTGCAGGCCTCCAGCAAATCGGTGATGACATCGATCGGTTGCTGGTCGACCGTGATCTCGGCGCCGGTGCGGAAACGCGGCTCGGTGGCGCCGCCGGCGAGGTCGATGCCGACATCGCATTTGTCCATCTGCGCCGGCCACACATCTGCCGGCAGGCGCGTCGCCGGCAATCCCTGCAGGCCCCACACCCATTCATCGCCATAGTTGATGCCGCTCAGCACCTGGTGCACCTGCGCCACCGGGTTGTCCTGTCCACCATCGCCGCGCGGGTCGGTGATCGTGATGCCATCGATCTCGAAGAATGGGTCGGGTAGCCCGTTGAAAATCTCGCGATTGAACCGGGCGGTGAGCCGCGCATAGGCGATGCCGCGGCCGATCATGTCCGACGACCAGGACCGGTCGGGATCGCTCCCGAACTTGGCCAGCATGAAGCTGTCGGCCGTCGTCTGCGTGCCGTCGAAGAACTCGATCCAGAGGTAATCCGTGGAGCCGCGACGATATTCGAGCACCGGATAGCCATTGGTCGCGTGCGTGTCGCCGATGGTGACCTTTTCACCATCAACGAAGAGGCCCGCCAGACCACGCACCGGCAGATCGGAGACCGACCGGATCAGCGTGTAATAGGCATTGGGTGTATCGCCATCATTGCCCCACGTGCCGGAATACTCGCGATGCCCCGCGGTGCCATAGCGCCCGACGATGAAGCTCAGCGGCTCGTCGCCCCCCGTGGTTTCAGTCGCCCGGATACCACTAGCCGCCTGCGAAATCTTCGGTGCCGGCTTGGCGAAGATCGAGCCGAGCAGGCTCGCCGCGACGTTGAGCGCAACGCCGATGAGAATGTTGATCAGGAAGACGGGCATCAGCTGGCTTTCTCACCCCACCAGATGTCCCAGTCGCCCGCGACATTGGTGTAGCGTCGGAACCGGTCGCCGCTGCGCAGCTGCTGCTGCGCGTCGCTCTTTTTGGCGGGGTTGGTCCGCGTCAGCTCGCGAGTGTGGCTGACCACGCGCAGTATCACCGTACTTTCGCCGCCGGCCGCAGCCGTCGCGATCGGCGCTTCGTTGATCTTGCCGAGAAACCGGATGCGCGGCACCGCCACCAGCAGCATCGACGCCGGATCGAGCAAGCCGCGATAGATTTCGACAGTGGCGCCGCGCGGCTGGTCGCCGCGCACCAGGGCAAGCACTTCGCTGTGCAACGCGCTCAGCGTGATTTGCACCGTGCGCACTTCGAGCCCGATGCGCATCGGCACCGGGTCCATGTCGAGGATCGCCCCATCGCCGACAAAGGTCTGGCTGACATTGTCGCCGTTCTCATCGAGCACATTGGTGACTACGGTCTCGGCTTCATCCCAGAAGCAGCGCACCGACGGCTCGCCGCTATCGCGGTTCTTCGCGGTGATGACAATGAAGTTGCGCGGGACGATTGCCGACCTATTGCGAATAGCGGTCTGCGTGTCCACGTCGAGAGGGCGCACCATCAGCCGGCCTGCAGGGTCTGGCGGATATCGAAAGTGATCGTTGCAAGCGCACCACCCGTCGAATTGATCTTCAGGGTGCTGGGCACGATTTTCACCTTGGCCGCTGGCTTTACGAGATAGGCGAGGCAATCGGTGACAACGCCGGGCCGGATGTGTGGGCGCACCTCTATCTCGGCGGTGTCGCCGCTACCGTCCGCATTGCCGCTGGCGGCGAGAGCGAAGAGCGCGCGCCGGCTGCCGTAGTCGACTGCCACCATATCGCCGATCGTCAGCGCGTACCCTGCCGGTAGCCCCTTGAGGGCGAGCGACTTGTTGTCGTCGCCCACCGATTTGACTTTCACCGTCGAGGCGCCGAGCGAGGCGCCATCTGGGTCGGCCTGAGGGGCCTTCGCCTCCGGGCTCCAGAAGTAGAGCGCGTTCGATGACCCGTCGAGCAACAGGATACGAGCACGCAGCTGCTTTGCGGCCGACAGGTACATCGGCCCGGCTTCTACCGACGCACCCCACAGCATCGGCGCCAAGCTGGCGTTCAGCATCTCGCCCGAGCCCAGGCCAGAAAACTCATCGGAGTAGATCGGCTCCCACAGGCCCGAGGCAATGGGAAGCAGATCGGCGAGCGATGCCGCCGGCAAAGGGAATGTTGCTGCCATCAGCCCACCGCGTGGGGATCGTTAACGATCTTGCGAACGATGCCCGGGAGCTGCAGCCGAGCCCACTGGTCCATCTCGCTCGAAACGCCCGGCTTGGCACCGCTCAGGTCGAAAGCGAAGTGAAGGTGGACATCGCGGATGTTCTGATTGGCGGCGCGGTTACCGTTCCCGTTCGCCCCGACCAGCCCACCGTCGGCATAGCCTCGGAGGGCGTTGAGGCGGGGAACGCCAATGCGAGCCGTCGAGCTGGCGTCGAATACATATTCGCCGCGATGGACGATGCCCGCTGGCTGAAGTCTTCCGCCATTGCCGGTGTAGCCGCCCACATCGAAGAGCTTCGGCCCGGTAAGGCCGGGCGTAAAGCCACCCGAGGGGATGGCAGCACCGCCCGCAATGGAGCCGAAGCCACCGCCGAGCAGCGACGAGAACAGTTGCGCAATTGCCTGGTTGAGCGCGATCTGCAGAAGCTGCTGCCCAAGATTGCCGAATGCGTCGGTCAGAGTGTCGACGACACCTTTGCCCTGGCTGAAGTCGCTGATCAGCGTCGAGCCAAAACTCTGGGCGAGCTGCTGGCCCTGCTGAAGCGCGTCGTTGTACCGAAGCTGCTGCGCAATGGCGCCATCCATGTGGGACTGGAAGTCGTCGCCGTAGATCCCGCGCAGCGTCGAGGCGATGCCCTGCTCGCTCGAGGTCCGGCCGAACTGGCTGGTCGCGAACACGGCATCCGACATCGCCTTGCTCTCGGCGATCTTCTGCTGGACCTCCCCATAGGCCGCGCCAATTTCCTTGATCTTGGCGATATAGGCTTGGGAGACAGAAACGCCGTTCTGCGCTGCTTCCGACTCCGCCGAGGCAAGCTGCTGGCGAACGAAGGTCAGGCGCTGTGTCTCGCTGATCGACAAGCCGATGGTCGAGAGGTCGGTCTTGGCGGAGGTAATGTTCTGGTTGGCGGCGAGGAGGCGGGCCTGATCGGCTCGGCCCACGGCAAACTGAGCCTGCGTCACCGCGAGAGTGCGGGCCTGTTCTGCTTCCTGGATTTGTCGTGCCTGCGAAAGGCTGGTGCTCGAAAGCTCGTTCAGCTTCTGCGCGTAGGCGACCTGACCCTGCTGGGCTGGCGACAAGGCGGTGATGGCCTGAAGCTGCAGCCGGTAGGCCGCAGTCGACTGTGCGGCAGCGGCGGCTTGATCGGTCCCGTACTGTGCGTTGGAGTCCGGCTTCTTGTTGCCGGTCAGGGCCGCGAAGTCGCCGATCACCTTCGAATATTTGTCGCTGCCAATGGTCTGCGCCGCGGCGCCGGCCTGGCCCAGCGCTTGGGCTAGGTCATAGGCGTCACCGGTCGCCACCTCGAGCTGGTCGGCGAGCGTCCGCAGGCCCGGGTCTGCGGAGACCTTCTTATCGATCGCCGCATAGAACGCGTCGAAGTCGGGCTTGCCCGCTTTGATGCGCGCGCGCAGGTCCTCGATGGCGTCCGCGAACGGCTTGAACTGTTGCTTGACGAGGTAGTCGGCTTGGTTGCCGACCACGGCATCGGGTGCGATCGTGACGCCGATCTGCTCAAGCAGCGAGGAATTCTTCTGGCGAGACTGTGCGGCCAGCAGCGAGGCGTTCGTGCGCGCCTGAGCGGCAAGCAGCGTCTGGCTCTTGCGATCATAGGCGTCGAGGCCATCAGCGGCGCCGGCCCATGCCTGTTTGATCTCGCCGATAAGCTGGGTGTGCTCAGTGAGAAGGTCGTCAAGGCTCTTCACCTTGGGCATCATTGCAAGCAACGCCTGCACGCCGATGCCACCCAAGGCGATGAAGCCAACCGTGAGGAGGCTGACGGGCGACAACAGCGCGCCAAACCCGCTCGCCAGCGCGCCCAGCGTGCCCTTTACGCCCTTGCCGCCGCCGAGCGCCGCAGAGAGCTGCGTGCCCTGCTGTAGTGCGATGATTAGCGGGCTTTGCCCGGACTGAAGCTGGACCGCGATGTCCTGGAACTGTGCCGCGATGTTGGCGGTCTGGAAGGACGTGTTCTTGAGCCCGCTCGCCGCGGCGACCGACGAGGCTGCGACCCGATTGATTTGAGCGGCAGCAGCCGAGGCCGGCGCCGACACTTTGGCCAATGCGGCAGTGCTCTGGGCCGCCACGGCGCTGACTTGTGTCATTGCCGCAGTCGTGCTGGACGAAAGTCCCTTGCTGGTTGACACATCGAAGGCGGTGGCGAGCTGCCTCGCGCGGTTGAGGGCCGCCTCAAAAGGGGCAATATTCCCGCCGATTTCGACGACAACAGACCCTGCTGTGCCAGCTTCATCGGCCATAGGCTTGCTCCCAAGACAGTCGAGCGATAGCTTCCGCGCCCATTAGGGAGGCCCGGTTGAGCAGGTTTTTGATCAAGACGACGTCCAGACTGTCGCCGATCGGCAAGGTCGGCGTCTGGCTGTTGATTATCGGCGCCCTAGCGGGACCATTCGTTGCGGCTTGGGCTTTTGCCGGCCTCGCCGTCTACTCGGCGACCGGCTATGACTTTGCCGTTCTGCCGTGGCTGCAGATCGGTCTGCTGGCCCTGTCGATCCTCGTCTTCATCGGTGGTTTCGTCATGATGTGGACCGAGAAAGAATTCAGCCACGAGGTCACTGTGCTGTCCGACGAGTAGATTTCGAAGCCACTTGCTGACCCCTCCGGCTCGTGATTGGATGCACGAATATTTGGGGGAGATTTCAATAATGACTGCGCTTCGCATCGCACTTCTTAGTGCGTGTTTCGCTATGCTCGCGGCTTGCTCGACGCCCTACGGCAAGCCGGGTCTTCTCGGAGGCATCGATGCAGTGCCAGTAACCAACGACACCTATCGCATTTCAGCTCTGGGCAATGGCTACACGAGCGCTGGCACGATCACCGATTACGTCTTGCTGAAGTCCGCAGAACTTGCACTCGGCAAGGGAGTCACGAGCTTTACCATCCTCGGCGGGAAGGACACGACGTACCAGTCTGCGGTGCAAACGCCAGGAACGCTGAGCATGTCGACGATAGGATCCACATCCTTCGCCACCTACAATCCCGGTTTCTCATACAACATCGTCGATCCCGGTCAGGATGTCATGGTCCGAGTCTGGTCGCCCGGCCCAAAGGATATGCTGCCACCCAACACCTTCCCGGCGCAGCAGGTATTCGACAACATCAATCCACGGGTCAAGCGGTCGAAGTAGTCTAACGCAGCAGCCCGGGCTGGAACGGCTCGAGCTCCTCGTCGTCGTCATCCTCGCCCGATCCATAGATCGCCCTGAGCATGTCGAGCTTGCCCTCGTAGGCCAGCATGATGGCGCAACAATCCGCGCGCATCGCCCGGTCGAAGTCCCAATCCAGCCACCCGGTCGCCTTCGACACGAGGTCGGAGGCGAAGTCCGAATGGCTGATCAGCGAGAAGGGTCTTCGGTGCCCTCGCCTTCCGTCGGCTCCGTCAGCGGCTTGCCGCCGTTGGACAGCACCATGACGAACTCGATGAGCTTCGGCATCAGGGTGACGACACCCTCGGTGACGACCTGAGCCTGCATGGCCTTGGCCGCCTTGTCCTTCACGCCGGCGCCGACGGTCACCACATCGATGGCGGCTTGCACATTGAGGCGTTGAAGCGCGCCGACGAGCGGAGCGAAGCCGTCGTATTTCGCCGACAGCGAAATGATGGCGTCCGGCGAGGGGATGAGGGTCACCTCCTCGCCGTCGAGCTCGATAATGACGCGAGCGTTCTTCACGTCCATTGCGGTGGTCATGTGCCTGATCCCTTACGCGCCGGCCACGTCGTCGGTGGGCTCGGAAATGGCCCGTGCAACGCCGGCCGAATTGGTGGCGGTTTCCTCGACGGTGATGGCCTTGGCGAGATCACCGGAAACGAGCAGATACGTCGTGCCGGTGGCGCCCGGGATGGCGAGGCCATCGCGGTACCACTGCCAGGTCTTGCCGGGCGTCGGCGTGCCGGTGACGGTGCCCGTGGCGGCCGTGAGCGTCTGCCCGACCGTGGCGGTGCCACTGATGGTCGGAGCCGAAGTGAAGGCCGGAGCGGTTCCGGCGCCGGCGGCGAGGGCCAGCTTTTCGCCGTGGTTGTTGCCGATCGAGAACTTGCGCTTGGCGACGTTGTTGGGGCCAGTGCCGTTCACGCGACTGAAGCCCATGATCGGGCCCTTGAGATAGCCGGTATCGCCGTTCTGGTACTCGAGCTTGATGTTGTACTCGCCTTGGTCGGTCGGCGAGGCCGCGGCCAACACAGCGATCTGGCCGGCATCGGTCGTGTCGTCGGCGCAGGTGATTTCGATGCTGCCGCCGTCCGTCGAGCCCTTGAGGTGCTCGGTCCGGCTATCCTCGAGGCCGGTGAAGGTCACGTCGGAGGCGGTGTCGCCGAAGTCGCTGATGGTCTCCGTCCCGCCGATGCGGGTGTAGGTATCAGCGGCGAAGGCGGTCAGCGCCGACTCGTCAGTGGTGAAGTCGATATCGGCGGTCGTGCCGATCGACACGACGGTGCCGGCGAGCGTGTACTTTTTCGCCATGATGGTCTCCTGCGATGTTGGGATTTAGTTCGAGAGGCGCACGGTCAGGGTGACCAGCCGGTGCACGGTGGTGTCGTCGTCAGTGGGCCCGACGATTGGGCCTTGGGCGATGATGTCGAGGACGGTCCAGCCCGGGACGATGATGCTGGCCGGCTTCCGGTGGAACAGGTCGCGGACCATCAGCCCGAGGCTTTCGATGGCGCGGTAGTGAGCTGTCGTATCGTTCTGCCCGAAGATAGAGATATCGCGGATGATCCGGGGCATCTCATCGACCAGTAAATCCTGATCGACGCGGGTGACGTCGCCGGCGCAGACGATCATCGGGTACTTCGCCTTCGCCGGTACCGGCCGGCGCGTGAAGATGGCTGGCGCAGCCTCATAGACCGACAGCACCGAGGCGACCGGGCTGTTCAGCCGGAGCGCATCATAGATCGGGTCTGCGAGGTTCGGCGACGCCATCAGAACGCGCTCCCAACCTCGTCGGCGATGTCGGCGGCGATCTCGGCCTCCCGATGCGCCAGCGCCACCCGAGCGAAGGGCCGCGGCGCCATCCTTGCGGTGCCGTATTCCAGCGGTCGGGCGTGCGTCGAGCTGAAGGTAATCGATCCGGTCAACGTCGCAGGATCGACTTCGGTCCCGATCCTGCGGGCGAGATCGCCGGTATCGCCGGCCGGGCTCTCACCCGGGGCCGAGGCTTGGTGGTTGCCGTAGATGCGTCCGGTCTTCGGGCCGGTGGTGATCAGCGAGACCGCTTCCTCGCGGATGCTCTCCACGCCGCGCACTAGCCCGCGCACAACGCCGCCGCGAGCGAGCGCGATGATCTTGTCGCCATGCCACTCGACGGTCATTGGTCCACCTTGAAGCATTGGCATTCGAACGTCGCGCGCGCCGGGTCTACGACCACGTTGCGAATCTGGAACCAGTTCAGCCGCACCAGCACCTTGTCGCCGACGGCGGGCTCTGCCGCCGTCAGGCCGGCGATGAGTATGATCTTGCTGTCGGTCGCCGGAATGCCCGCAGCCGCCATGACGATGGCGCTGTAGCTGTCGGGGAAACCCTGCCCGGCGAAGTCCTGGGTCGTGGTGATCGGGTCGCCATGGGCGTCCCTGCCCGACGTCACCACCTTGCGCAGGATGACGGGCATCAGCTTGCCGTTGAAGCCCTTCGCCAACGCTGCAGCGAGCTTGCCCTCGAGAAAGCTGGTCAATGCACCACCTTCGGCTTCTTCCGGATGCTGAAGGTGCGAGTGCACCTGCAGTTCGCGATCTCGGATATAGGCGCCGCTGGATCGCCCGGGTAGCGCAACTGGTTGCCATGCCCGCTGACGAAATTACTACCCCAGCCGATAACTTGCCCATTCATGGCAGCGTGGCTTTCGCGCTCGCGACCGTCCATGTTTGTGTGCCAGACCATATCGACGAGCTCGGCCGGAATGTAGCCCTTGGCGATGTTCTGCCGCATGGCCTCTTCCGACGATGCGCCCAGCGCCGCGGCTGTCTCGGTTCGACCGATAGTCTCGCCACGCAGCTTCATCGCCTTGGCCTCATAGGCCGTGACCATCCTGCCCAAAGTCTCTGCCGGGACCGGCTTCCCGGCCTCCGCGGCAGCCCGCACGGTCTTGTCGAAGCGCTTGTCGCGCCCTGCCCGTTCCAGCGCCGCCAGCGACCCGGTCTGCAGCTCGGTGCGATAGTTGAGCACGGCGCGCGCCTGGGGCGCCGTGAGCCCGATGATGCCGCCCTCTCGCTGCCCGGTGACGCGGCTCTTTCGCCCCACGATGTCGAGCGCGATCGCGCGCGGGTGCTGCAACTGCACCATGCCGGCCGACATGGTCTCGCGGAGAGCCACGACCTGGTCGGAGACGATGTTGGTCACCAGCGCCGAGGAATGCGACTTCAGCCACTGTTCGGCGACCTGGTCGTGCACATCGAAGCGCAGCGCCAGGCGGTAACCGTCAGGACCAATGATGGACGGCAGCGTGTCGATTGTACCCTGCCCGCCGCCGCTGAAGGCCTTGGCGATCTCGTCGAGCATGCCGTTGAAGGCAGGTGCTTCGATGTTCAGCGCCATGATGGCGCCCTCTATGTCGTTCTGCACCAGCTTGTCGACGATGGACTGCAACACGACGGTCGACTTGATGTCGGCGATCGCCTTGAGGAACGCGGTGCGGATCGCTGCCGAATACTGGTCCAGCAGGATGCCGATCTGCTCGGCGGGAGTAAGGCGCTTGAGCATCTAGCAGCCGACGGACAGGATGCTGAGGCCGGGCACATAGACGATCAGGTACGGCGCCAGCATGCCGTCGACGAGAGACAGGGTCGGAGTTGCGGCTGACGGCGCGAACGGGTCGCTGGACGCGACCTGCGTGGCATCCTGATATTCGATAGCTGCGCTGCCAGCCTTGAGGCTCTTGATGCGCTCGGCATCCGACGACACGCCGGACAGGCTGGCCGGGTCGCTCGCCACCTGCACCGCGGCGAGGTAGGACGCCTCGATGACGGCCTGCGGCACGACGTCGGAGGGCACGACCGAGCCGCCGACCCGAGCACCGGTGCGGGGCCACGCGCGTTCCTGCGCGAAGCCGCCGGTGGGTTCACCCTTGAAGCGAGCGCCATACGTCGCGTCGGTATAGGCGCTGCCCTTCTGGCGCAGCACAGCCGGCGCGGGCGCATCGTCGGGCAGCACGATGCCGTTGGCCTCAAGCCAATCGGCAAAGCTGTCGTCGGCGCCGTAGCCCGCCATGGCTAGAGCGTCGCCTTCGCCAGCGTGACGAGGTCCGGCTTCTTCTCATCGCCCTTGAGGGTGACGTTCTTGCCGACGAGGAATTCCTTGAGCTGGTCGACGGTCATGGCGTCGATATCCGCCTCATTGATGACCGGCGTCTTGTCGGCCGTCGAGCCCGAGATAACTTCGTACCTGCCCGCCCAGCCGGTTGGCTCGGTCTTGACGGTGAGTTCGGTGCCGACGGCGATCTCGGTGCCATTGGAGGCGTGGATGCCAGGCTTCGTGATCTTGATGCGCATGCTGCGCTCCTCTGTTTGGGGACGGTCTCACCAAACGGGCCGGCGAACCGGCCCGTCACAGAGATCGCTATGCTGGAGATCAGCTATCGAGATCGGTCGTGTAGAACACGCCGGCCTTGCCGTTGATGTCGGCTCGGATATCGATGCCCATCGCACCCATCACCAGGAACTGGTAGTTGTCCGTGGGGTTGAGGCGGGTCATCGCCGTGGTGTTCACCGCCATGCCGACCAGGGGGCGGATATAGTCGGCACTCGGCACGAAGCCGAAGAACGCATTGCCGCTCAGCTCATAGGTCACCGCGATCTTGTTGATGCGGCGATTGGTGAGCAGATAGGCCAGCAGCGTGCCGCCCTTGAAGCCCGACGAACCCGAATAGGAGCGGTCGAGGTTCCGGCCGATCTCCGGCGAGATGTAGAGATTGACCTTGCCGGTGATCAGGTTCGCATCGAGCATCGCACCCAAGGTCTGGGTGAAGAAGGCGTCGATGGCATCGGACGTGGTGGCGATTGCCGTCAGGTCGATGTTGGCGCCGCCGCCCGCCGTGCCGAGATTGATGACCTTGGACAGCGTCGAGGTACGGATGCCGGTGCCGGCGTAGCCCTGGAACACGATGCTGGCATCGCCGTCGAGAGCGTACTGCGCCATGTTGCGCCGGATCTTGGCGGTGATGGCTTCCTGGTCGTCCGACAGAGCATCGAAGTTCTCGCTCTGCAGGGTGTTCCATTCCCGCCACTCGCGCCCATAGGCCGAAGAGAAGATCGGGACGGGAGCACCACGATAGTCGTAGGTGACCTTGTCCATGCCGACCGGCACCTGCCCGCTCATCGAGCGGACCACCTGCCCGGCGTCGCTCGACACGCGGGTGAGGTGGACCAGCTTCCCGATGTTCACGGGCTTCGCCAGCGGCATCAGGTCGGCCATGAAGACCTGACCTTCGTCGTTGCGCATCACTCGGCGGGTAATGCCGTCGAGGTCCAGCCACGCGTCGCGCGGCAGCACCGCCGCCACGTTGGTGCGTCCCATGGCCTCGCCCATGAGCAGGGCGTGGCTTTCTTCGGTGCGGTGGAAGTGCTCGCGGACCGCCGAAATCTCGTTCCACCACGCGGTGTGGGGACGGGAGTTGGCGACGAGCTGTTCGTCGAAATAGCGCATGTCGCGTTCTCCTTACGACGCGGCCGAGAGGTAGCTCTGCGAGCCCGCGGCGCGGACACGGATGAGCTGCTCGGAGCCGGAGCTGTTGTTGTAGACTTCGTCCGCATAGGCGACGATGAGATCGCCGGTGGACGCGATGGCCAGCGTGCCGGTGGCACCCGGGGTGAGCGCCGTGCCGACGGCAGTGACGTTCACACCATTGGCGATGCGGGCGGCGTAGAGCTCGTCGTCCTGCATCTCGATGCCGATCGCCATCGAGTCCTGCGCCCAGTCATCATCCGTGCCCTTCATGGCAAGGTAGTTGTCCTGGATCAGCCAGACCTTGCCGATCGTGGTGGCCGCGGCGAGCGCCCACTTGCCGGTGCTGATCACCGCGATGCGGCCCGGCTTGAGCGCGGCCGAGGCGAGCAGTTCGCGCACCTGCGGCTTGAGCTTGTCGACCGGGCCGAGGAAAATCTTGTTGAAGCGGGCCATGGCTTACTTCTCCTCGCCCTTGGGGAGCTTGAAGCCGGGCTTGTCGCCCTCCTTCGCACTCGCGCCGTTGATCGCCGCCGCGCTACCGGGCTTCGCCTTCTCGGCGAGCTTGCGGAGCGTATTGAGCGGGGTCGCCTTGGCGGTCTCCTCGTCGAGAAGATTGGCCTTCACCACCTTGGTGACCAGTTCGGCGTGGTCGGCATCGTCCTTCGCCTTCTGGTTGGCGATGACGGTGTTCTGGGCGTCGACCAGCGGCTTTACCGCATTGGAGACGGCCGTGCCGACGGCGGACGCGATGCCGTCGGAGATAGCTTTCGCGATGTTCGCCGGGAGACCGTCGATCTTCGCGGAAAGCTCGGTAAGCTGCTTTTCGTCAGCCATGTCTGCTTCCTTTCGATTTGCAGAGGGTGCCCGCTCGGAAAGGCCGATGGCCTCCAGGATCGCGGTCTTCATTCGCTCCATGACCGACGCCTTGGAGCGTCGGTCCAGAGCTCGGGCGAGGGATTCCACCGCCCAATCCATTTCGCGGTCAGCATCGTCGATGAACGAGTTGATGACCTCGATGTCTTCGGTTTCGCCCTTGGCGTTGACCAGCATACCGACACCCTGCTCAGGGGTGGCCGCGCCGTCCTCGTCGAGAAGGATGGCGTCGTGGTCGAATACGATGTCGCGGGCGGAGAACTTGTGGTCGACGTCGCCGTTCGCGGCGTCCAGCATGCAGAGCAGGCCCGTGCTGGTGTGCACCGGTTCGCCCTTGTCGATAGCGGACAGGACGGCCTTGCCGCCCTCGGACTGATTGGCGCGCTCGACGTCGATCACTTTATCGAGGAGCACCCTGCCCTTCTCTTGGCGGACGTTCTCGTTCCAGGCGCCGATCCAGCCGATGTTGATGCCTTCCGGATCACGGGCGGAGACGAACTTGCCATTGATCGTGGGATGACCGAGCGGCGCCGGCGTGCGGTTGAGGGTTGCGAACGACTTCGCGATCTCGCCCGCCGGGTACTTGATGTCGTTCATCACGATGTCGTCGGGCATGGTTGCCGATGGCACGATCACCACGTCGCGGCCGTTGCGCTTTTCCTTGCGCACAGCAGCAACATTGGCGACCGCGCGCACGTTGACGCGGACGGTCTTCGACATGTCGATTTTTCTCCGAAGCGGCTGAGCCGCTAGACGTGCTTGGCCGTGGCGTTGAGCGACACGCCGCTGCCGCCGGTGATCGAGGCTCTGATCTGGCCGGACGGCAGGTTGAATTGGATCAGGCCGGCAGCGGTAAGTGAGTAGCCCGCTCCGAGCGCCCACCAGGTCGAGCCATCGTCGGACCACTGGAGCGCGGCCGTGGCGCCTCCGAAGGTGCCGCCGACAAACATCACTCCTGCGCCGCCCGGCCACGCTACACCGGCCCCGGTCGCAGACGCCGCAGTGAGCAGGGTGAGCGCCGCTAACACGGTGCTGACGATGACAACAGGCGTGGCCTCGATGCCGCGGCCGCCATCACCCTCAAGGTTCGGAAGCTGGTCAGCCATTGGTCTTGTCCTTCGGGTTCGGAGGCAGAGCATCCTCAACGTCTTCGTCGGTCGGCTCGTCGCGATACTTTTCGTCGTCGCTCAGCGGCTCGTAGTTGACCGTGGCGCGGATTTCCTCAGGCGTGAACACCAGCTCGCCCGAGTCCTTCATGTTCTGGTTGGCGGTGGTCATTTTGACCGCCCGGTCGATCTTCTCGGACATCGAGCTTTCGGTGAGGTCGGTCCAGTCGACGAACCAGTCGCTCTCCGGCAGCACGCCCACCTGCTCAAGGCGCTGCACCAACAGCATGATGTTCGGGATCACCACGTCGGCGCGGCGGGCGTTGTTGGTCTGCGCCCATTCCTCGCTGTCTTCGGTGCTGGCGCGCTCGCCCGTCTGCGACCCCACGAGGATCTTGAGCGGGATGCCGATCGAGGCGGCAAACGACTGAAGCGGCCCAGCCCAAAAGTGCTCCGGGCTCGGCAGCGTGACGCCCAGCGTCTTCGCCTGCATGCCCTGGATCATCAGGAGCTTGTCGAAGCCCTTCTGCCAGTCCTCGACCTGGTCGTTCATCTTGTCGGCGATCTCGGAAACCGGCACGCCCATGGCCTTCGCCATGTCCTCGATGCGAGCTTCCTTGTCGACCTCCAGCACAGGCGCGGACTTGGCGTTCTTCCAGAAGCCTTCGCCACCGGCGCCGCTGATCTTCTCCAGCGTCAACAGGTCGTTGTAACCGGGCTCGAGTAGCGAGGTGCAGTTCACCGTGCCATCGGCCGACCAGATGATGACCCGGTCGGGATGGATGGTCACTGCCCGGTTGCCCTGCTTGCCGGTCTGGACATTGGCCTCGTTGAACTGGAACATCTTCGGCTGCCCGAAGGTCTCCGACATCTCGTCGAGGTCCCAGTCGGAGACGGTCAGTTGCCCCGCCCATGCGGGGATGATCTCGACCAGCCCATCCAGACCACCGGGCACGCGGTCCACCGGCTCGGAGAACCGCTTGCTGTCGGCGAAGCGAAGGATCGCGCCAGCATAGCCACCGACCAGATACCGACGGTCCACCTCGGCCAGCTTCTGCCACACCCGAAGGTCGCTGAAGCGGGTTCGGATTTCCTTTTCGAGCGTGGTCTCTTCGTCCTGGCCGTCGCTGCCGTCACGCTCGTGGTCGAGCAGGAACGGCGCATCCGACCAGCTCTTGCCCACAGTTTTGTCGACGCCAGCGTGCGCGATCCCGTTGCGCAGGAACATCCGGTAAAGCTGCGAGAACGTCAGCGCGTCCGGGTAGCCGAAGTCCGCATAGTGGTCGTGCTTGGCGCCCGGGAAGAAGCCGGGGAACATCGATGCCAAGTTGCGCGTGGCATTGTTGACGACGAGGCGCAGCGAATTCATCAGCGGTTCCTCGAGGTCAAGAACACGGTCGCCTGCCCCGCGCGCTTTATCAGTGGTCCCACCGCATACCGAAGCGCATCGATGTAGTGGTTCCAGGCGTCGACGATATCGGGCAGCACATCGCCGCTGAGGCGGTCGACCTTGTAGCTGTAGAGCCGCATTTCCTTGATCGTCTCGACGCAGCGGGGATGAATGACGATCTCGCGGAAGGACCGCAGGAACGCGACTCCGTCCTCGACACTGCCTTTCCACTTCTCGACCGCATCGGAGCGGGTGAGCCCGTGCCGCCGAAGGTGGCTGATGCTTTCCGGCCGGGCGTTGTCCCACCGGGTCACATAGTCGGCGAAACGATCGATCCGAGACGTGATAAACGCTGCGGTGTCGTCCAGCTCGAGCCCGGTCTTACCGGCCTCATGGCTGATGTAGAGGCGATCAAAATGGACATAGCACCGGATCGCCGCCGTCGGGTCCTGGCTGAAACCGAAGTCGCCGCCTTGGTATGGCCCATCCCAGTCGGGGCCGGGTTCAAATTCTGCGACGCGATACTTGCCGGCGAAGACCTGCGCCGCCGAATTGGTGAGGTAGGCGCCATCCCAGACGTGGGCATAGGTGTTGGGGTCAAGGCGCTCCTGCTCGCGACGGCGCAGGATATCGAGACCAGCCGGGAAGAACGGGTTGTCGTTCCAGTTGACCTCGCGAATGATCGCGTTCGGCGGCGGGTTCTTCCGGAACCGCAGATCGACCGGCGACCCATCGAGGCGCGGGTTCCAGATCGGCCAGAGTTCGGATTTCGGTTGCCGAAAGACCGTCGCTTCAAGCGCCAGCCAGCTAATTTCCGGCACGTCCTCGGCTTCCTCGACGATCGTCAAATCGATCTTGGCGAGTGACTTGATGGTGTTCACGCCATGGCGAAGGCCGCGGAAGATGAACTCGGTCCCGTTACGTCCGCGGAGATAGTCGACACCGACGTCGTAGTGGTCTTCAAGCCAAGGCTCTGACGCGATCGCCGCCTTCAACTCAGCGTGGAAGCTCTCCTTGATCGAGACCTGAAACTCTCGCGTCGCCAATATGCGCAGCGGTTCGGCATAGCCCCAGATCGCCGCCATCTTGGCCGCGGTGAATGACTTGGCCGATCCTCGCCCGCCGTGAAGGCCACGATACTGGACCGCGCCCCGGGGCGGAGCGAACACCGGAACCAGCTTTGGCGGGAGCCTAACCTGCGCTTTCGTCCGCACCGCTGGATTCGGCTGCAACAATCTCGATCACCTGCGGGCCGTCTCCGCCTTCTGGCGAGCAGCCCTCGTCCAGGTTGAAGGCCTGTCGTTCGAGCGGGATGATGTTCTTGATCGTCATCGATAGGGCGGCCGCGGTTTGCGCGCGCTGGGGAAGGCTGACCGCCTTCAGCATCATGCTGCGGCGCTTGCCGTTGGCATCGCCGGCCGTCTCTTCCTCGACCGCCTCTTCGATGTCGTCGATATTGTCGGTGCCGCGTTCGAGCTCCGCGAGCAGCTTCTCGATGATGGTCTGGGCTCTACCCAGCGAGCGGCGATGCTGGCGGACCAACTCGACGCCGCGGGCGGCTGCGGTTTCAACTGCCTCGTGTGCGTTGCCACTGGAAACCTCGCTGGAAACCAGCGTGTCGGAAACCTTCTGGCGTACGGCTCTGGCGAGGTCGCGGGTCCACTGCTGGGCTTTGGCGCGCTTGTTGATCGCGGTGTGCGATACGCCATGCTGTAGACCGATTTCCCGGACGCTGAGCTGCCCGGCGCGGTACTCGCGCTCAATGGCTTCCCAATCGATGGCCTTACTCTTGTCGGTCATCGTCTGCCCATTTTGGCTACCGGGACGCTCATAAGCCTAACCAGCTCATTGATTCCCCATCGAAGGGGAGAGCTTGCACGCCGTAGCGACCCGATAGGGACTCAGCTTCTAGCATGGGGTGGGTGGAAACGAAAAACCCGCCGGGCTTTCGCTGGCGGGTCTGGATGCAGAAGCGTCATTCTGTATTTCTGACCAATCCGCTGATTTGGCGATAACGTCAAGCGGCCTTCGCTCGATCATGACCGAAATGTCGAGCAAGACCGTTGAGCGCGGTTCGCAGAGTGCCGTGCATCGACGGCTGGTCTACCTGGTCGATGATGATGGCGCGTAGTGCCTTGAAACGCTCGATGCGCTCCGCGACGGGAGCGTGGTCCTCGACCGCCGTGTTCGCGGCGTTGAACTTCTCCTTGAGTGCGCGATATCGGCGGGTCTCTTCGTCCTCGTCGATCTGCTGGCCGGTGCTTGGGCGCGAGCTGGCAAAACCGCGGGGAGCGTTCGCCGCGGCGTACATCGCGTTCGTCAGGTCGTGCCAATCCTCGCCGGCCTGCCACTGCGCGTTGCTGATCGCTCCCTGCAGGCATAGCCGGCCCAGCAGCGTGCCGGCCTTCTGGTCCATGACGTGCGCGGGCTTCACGCCGAGCACGTTCTGCCGATAGTCCACCGCCACGCTCATGGCGTCCTGCTCAGCGCTGATGCGGCGGCCGGGCTCGCGAGCCAATCGGCCATTCGCCTCACGCTTGCCGGCTTTCCGCTTTCGCCCTGCCTTTGCCATTGTATTTCCCCTTCTATGCCGCCGCCGGGCGGGATGGATTATGCTGCTGCCGGAAAGCCGTCGTGGGTAACGCCGTCTAGGGCGCGGCCGGCCTGCTTCTTGCCCAGACGCGCGACGTACCGAGTCCCCGGAATCGTGTTGCGGCCGGTTCGCTCGAACACATCGACGTCGCTCTCGCCGGTCGGATGGACAGTCGTCACCTTGCCGCGGCGAATGTCGCCGCCGAGGTCTCCGCCGGCGGTTGGCCGGTGTGGGGCCCATTCGCCCCATTGCTTGAACAGGAATGGCACGCCAGCGGCCGCGCACTGGTCGCGCAGGCTGGTGAACCACGCCGGGTTCGACGGGCGTGCATGCGGCCCGCTCTCGCCACCAGCGATGACCCAGTTCAGCCGCCCGGCTCGCCCCTCAATCGGGTAGTCGAGTAGGTGGTTCTCGATCGCCAGCGGCCCGAGCAACGGCTCCGCGCTAATGAACCTCACTGCGCAGTCGTGGTCGAGCAAATGGGGGATATTCGCGGCGGCGTGCTTCTGATCCTCGACGGTAGTGCCGAGCCAGACATGGCCCCGCACTTCGTCCCAGAACTCGGGCTTCATGCCAGCGATGTTCTGCGGCCGCTTCGTCAGCAGCAGCCAGTCGAGGTCTGGCGTGGCGTGGATGAGGGCCCACAGGTCGGCGCGCCATTCGGGCGGCACCTGGTTGTCGAACACGTCGGCAAGCGAGGCGCAGAACACGCGCCGGCGCCGTCCATGGTCGGCAAAGAACGCCGCGGCCTCGCGCTGCCACTTGATCGGATTGCGCCAAAGCGCGTCACTGGTGCGCTTGCGCGGCGCGTTGCCCCACTCGACCCATCCATACCGCTTCGCCATGTCCGCCGCGTAGCAGTGGTCGCAGGCCGGTGCGATCTTCGTGCAGCCGATCCACGGGTTCATGGTGCTGTCGCACCACTCGATTTTGGTTTCTTCAGCCACGATGATGCTCCAGATATGACAGCGCCGCCGCGAAATGCGCTGGGCTCTCACCCAGCAACCCGATTGCCGTATTGCAGCCGGGGCACAGAAGGCCGCGAAGAGCGCCGGTTTCATGATTGTGGTCGACGTAGAGTGGTCCATCGGCCTTGCGGCAAATGTCGCACTGATTTTCGTGTTTCACCCGAAAGGCAATTAGCTCCTCGAGCGTCATGCCGTAGCGGGAAACGGTGCTGGCGTCCGACGTGCAGGACTTGCAGCTCGAGGAACGGCCGCCGTTGCGGGATTTGTCGACACTGAATTCCACTTCGGTCTTCCACTGCCGACAGCGGAAGCAGTGTCGGTGGCCGGACGCGCGGCGCTCGATCCAGCGATCGACGGACACACCACACTTAGCGGCCGCGCTCTTGTAGGCGCCGAGCGTCCGCCCGGTCGCTTGCGGGTTGATGGAATCCGTCCACTCAATTTTCGTTGCTTCACCCACGTTCCGCTCCCTTCGTCAGATCCACCACATTGCCTTCGTCTCGATCGACAACCCTGGCGTTGCGCAGTTTCGATGCTGCCGACAGTTCGCCCGAGCGCACCATGAAATCGATGTCCGCTTCCCCACGATCCGACCAGCCAGCCGCGTAGCCGCGCTCTTCGCCGCGAGCCTCTGCCGCCTCGATTGCCCGGCGCTCGCTGTTGTGGACTGAGCCCTCGTGAGCCATCACGCGCGCCCCTTGCCGACGCAAACCGGATTGCCGTCGCGCCAGCCGCAGAACGAGAACAGCCGGTCGCCCTGATGCACGCCGAACGCGGCGCCCTCATAGCCGCATTCCTCGCAGACGTGGATCATCGCCCGAGGCGTGACGGTGACGCCATCGCGAACGATATCCGGTCCTGACCTGCGCATGATCGTCGGCATCTAGTGCATCACTCCTGCCCTGGCTTGCTCGAGCTCGGCGGTTGCGCGAGCTACAACCGCGGGGTCGAACAGCTGAAATTGCATGAACGAGGGGACCGGCGCGGTCAGCTTCTCGCAAGCCTTGAACATCGCCTCGTCGCGATACCGATCAAGTTTCACCGCGCCATCAGTCGGGCCCGTCGCGCTCGCGCGCTTCTTATTCTGGTTTCTGGAAGATGCCATGCCGCTTGCCATAGCAATTGCTAGACCGGCATTCTTATCTTTCAATGACTTGGCTTTCCCGCCTCGGCTCCCAGCCTCTTTTCTGGCGGCGCTCTTCCTAGCAAACTTCGCAAGCTCTTCGGCCACCCGGCCGTGGGTAAGTTTGCCGTCGACGACATCGAAAAACCGCTCGAGATCGGTCCACGCCAAGCGCCACTCCTCGACAGTCAGGCGCGCGACGCGGGCCAGCTTCACTTCGTCGAAGGCCAGCTGTCCACCAGCGTTCCACATGGTCATCAAAAGCAGGAGGTATGAGCCGACGTATTCCGCGGACAGGTCTTGCGTGTCACCGAGGAAGTCGGACGTGTAGAGCTGCATGAAGGGACGTTCGCTCATGCCGCCAAAGGCTCCGGCGGCCGCACCAGCTCGTAGCCTCGCCCCCAACTGGTGATGATCTCGTATCCGGTGCCCTCAAGCTTCCGGCGAAGCTTGTGCACCCACACGTCGACCAGCTTCTCATCCGGGCCGTCGCGATGACCGTAGAGCGCGTTGTAAATCGCTTCCTTGGTGACCAGCCCGCGGCGGCGTAGCAGCACGCGCAGCGCGGACTCTTCATTCGGCGTCAGATGGGGGAGGCAGGCTGGCAACGGATCGTCCGCGAATAGTTGCTTGCGGAGCTGGCGCACCTCCTCACGCAGCTCGTCGCGCTCAGCGCGGAGTTGGCGGTTCTGTTCGATAAGGATCGGGTCGGTCAACACGGCGCGCCTCCCTTGCGATCCAGTGCGGACCGCCCCGGCAACGGATCACCGAGCAACCTACCGGTCAGCGACCGATCATCGGCCGGCACGGAAGCCAATGCGACGATGGCCTCATCGGGACTGACCGTGCGATCCGTTCGATGAGCGGTCGAGGGTATGGACGACTTGTTCCCGAGACGACGGCGCCGCGCATTGATGCTGGCGCGGCGCAGCTGGCCGTACTCTGGATCGATTGCCACGCGGAATTTGAAATAGGTCAGGCCGGACGCCTCAGCGGCGGCGCGCCAGGTCGCGCCAGCGGAACGCATAGCTCGCGCTCGCTCAACCATCTCTCTCGCTGTGGTGGGGTTGGATGTGGGCATCAGGCGGCCTTCCCTTCCCACAGCATCACGGGCCGGGGAGAAAACCGCTTCGCCGGATCTGACCAGACGTACCAGGCGTGATCCTCGGTGCCGGTCTCGCCATCGAGCGTCCAGCTCAGCCGATCAACGAGCGCGATCTTGGCGCAGAAGCGCGGGTTGTCGCGAAACAGGTGCCGCCGTGTGCTGCCGAAGTCGAACTTGGCCGTCAGCAGAAGCGCGACGAGTCCATCACAGCGATCAAGTGCCAGTTCGGCGAACTTCACGGCCTCGCGGTTGCCTTTACCGTAGGGCGGGTTGGTGATGATCGCGTCGATCGACGGCTCGGTGTGCGGACGCAGCACGAGGAAATCGAACATCGCATCGTGCGCCCGGTCGTAGGTCGCAATATCGCTTGTCCTGACCTGGGCGCCGGCATCGCGCAGCACATCGGCCATGAGGTGATTGCCGGCAGCCGGCTCCCACACCGTGAGCCCAGCGACGGGGAAGTTGCGCAGCAGCGCTTCCGTCGCCCAGGGCTCGGTTTGATAGAGGTCGTTTTCGATGCGAGCGTAGTTCGACGCGGTGACGGTCATGCTGCCACCTCAACGCGCTTGCCCTTGCCGATGCACACCGGTGATCCAGGCCGCCAGCCGCAATAGCTGCGCAGCACGCCACCGACATGGATGCCGAAGCTCGCGCCCTCATAGCCGCATTCCTCGCAGAAATGGATCATCGCCCGAGGCGTCTTGACGGTGCCGTCTCGCTGCGGAATATCGGGGCCGGATCGGCGGAGAACGGTCGGCATTACGCCATCCTCCGATAGGTCTGCGACACTTCGGCGAGCAAGCCGTCGCCTGCGGGCTCGACTATACCTGCCTCGACAAGCGCCTTGCCGCTTCCAGTCGGAAACTTCTTGCCGCCCGGATCCACGGAGTAGAGAAAGCCCCCCCCTCTTGCGACAGCTTCCTCGCTGTCCGACGAGGTTCGGATGAGCCGTTCCGACGAGGACAGGCGCTCATAGGCTTGCTGAACGCGCTTCGGCATTTCGGTGATCGTGGTCATTGTCCCGCCCTCCCCGCCCGAGCGGCGATCTGCTTGTCTGTGATAGGCATGGTGGCGGCAGCGTAGGTCAGCTCTGCCGTTCGCTCGATCAGGGCTCTGGCCTGCTTCTGCGCAGGGCGCGACATGTGCATGGCGCGGACGATGACCGGGTTGAGCTTGGTCACCTTGCCGGGCTTGGCAGGCCAGTAGGTTTTGTCGCTGGCCTCTATGATGGTGCGGTCGCGGTAGCTCATGCTGGCGCCTTAGACCGCTCGCGAAGGCGGTGTTCGATCTTGGCGACGGCCATGATCGTCGGCTTAAGCTCAGCGGGCGCGGAATCGTAAGCAGGACGCCTCTTGTTTCGACCGCCGTTCAGCCTGGGCAGCAGTCCCCGAGGGATTAACTCCCAATTGGACGGATCGGTGTTGAGCTTGTTGCCGTCGAGGCACTTTAGGGCCATGCCTTCGGGGATCGGTCCGTGCTGTTGTTCCCACAGCCAGCGGTGCTTGTGCACTGGCCTGGTTGCGGCGCCCGTCCATGGGTTCGTCTCGGCTACGATGAGGACGACATAGCCGTCCTTAGTGTCGATCCGCTCGTGCCCGGCGCCCTTGGTGTTGTGTGGGAGGGCCCCTGCCCTAAACTGAGTGCGCTGCGCGTTCGGGTGGCGACCGCCAGTGCCTGGCGCACAGCGCTGGCCCTTGTTGTGCGACACCGCCCCCTTTTCGAACTGGCCGGTACGCCCAGTCTTCCATCCCATTCGCTTGCGGAGCGCATGAAGGTTCTGAGGCCGCACGTCCTCACGAGGGAAGCGGGCAATGAACTTGCCATGGTACTCGGCAATGGGCAGCTTGGCGTTCGTCTCCAGCCACGCCATTTCATCGAGGCCGAAGCTCCGATGCCGCCCCTTGTAACGGTCCCCTTCCCTGCCCGTCTTCCAACCCTTGCGCTTGCGCAGACCGTGCAAGTTGAGCGCCGAGATCTCGGGCCGATTGAAGCGAGCGCGGAATTCCTGATGATAGTCGCTGATGACCATCATACGGTTGGCTTCCAACCAGGCCATCTCGGCATCGGAGTAGCTGATCCGCTGGCCCTTCATTCGTCTTCGGCCTCCACCGTCACCGACCTACCGATCAGGCCGGACAGCGCGGGCCGGAAACGATCACCGTGCTGCGCCACAAAAGTCGCAGCCTTGAACGTCAGATCGGCGTTGCGGATGATCGTGTCGGCAACGGCGACCATCGCCTCACCGCGCTTAGCCTCCTGCTCGATCTGCTCGGCGGTCAAACCTTCCTCCGACAGCCGCTCCAGCTGAGCGAACAGGTGATCGTTCAAATCGGCGAGCTTGTTCTTCATCTTCCCCTGCCCTTCAGGCCTTAGTCGTGGTGGATAATTGGAGTTAGGCGGCGGCTTTCGAGCGAGCCCGTTCAAGCGCCTTGGTAAGCGCCTCTTCAGGCGTGTCGCCACCAGCCTCGTAGCTGTTGCCGAACATCGGCTTGCCGTAGATGTGGGCGTAGAATTTGCCTCCACATTCGCGAGCGTCGGACATGCCCTCAGTGGACCGCACCAGCCAGCGGAGGCGACCCGGCAACACCGAAATTTGTGCCGCGATATCGTTCATCGTTCAGTGCTCCCCATGCTCGATGCCGCCCCACTCGCGGGACTGGTCGTGGTGTTCGTCGGACTCACCGGAGACGAGCGCCGTGCCTTCCGAAGCTCCGAGGAACTCCTCCATGCCAGCAACAAGCCTCTCACGAGCCGGAGTGGCGGGGAGTTGCCGAAGCTCTTCAAGATTCGCCGCAACGCGAGCCTCCACTGATGTGATGAACCGCTCGTGCGCGGCCTCAAGTTTGAAGTAGATCGACGCTCCGATTTCAGCAGGCTTGCGATAGCGCAGCTTCCACAGCGTGCCAGGCGAGACCTTTGCCCACGTCGCGGCGCGATGCATCGCGCGCTCTCTGCCGGCGCCGTCCTCGCGCTCAGCACGACGCCATAGCGCCATCGCCCAAGACGCCGCCCGATCAACGAGCTTCGATGGGTCAGTTTCGTATGCTGTCGCGTCAGTCACTTTTGACTCCTGCGGCAGTGTCTTTTTGCTCATTTGCAAACGCCATCCCGATAGCTGTTGAGCCATCGGGAACGCAGACACTTGAAAGGGAATTGGAATGAGGTTCCGCAGCATCGGAGAAGTCTGCCAGGACGTGATGCAGCGGGTTGATGATCAGCGCAGCGGCCCCGGACAGGCGCCGCGTGCGCAGCTCAGAGATTTCGCGGAGAACGATGGTTCTCGGCGTGAAGAGGAAGGCCGGACCACGATGGGCCCGGCAGTTGAGGCGCGCTTTGGAGCCGCGCCACTGCCGGTGGGAGGAGATACCGGCAATCTTGTGCTGTTCAGACCGATGGTCGCGGTTTACCGCCGCCGCAACGAGAGGCATACCGCCGCCTCGGCCGCGATCATCGATCTGAGCATTTATCGAATTGGCGGGCGTCATGGCCGCGCCTCGGTGTAGCCGGGGCTGGCGATAATCTCGATTGCGCGTGCTCTATTGCGCAGGCGGCGAATGAACCCACGCTCTTCCAAGCCAGTGAGCAGACGATGCACCCCCGACTTGGAATTAATGCCGATGCCTGCGGCCATTTCATCGAAGGAAGGCGGAACACCTCCATCGGTATTGGCCACTATGAAGTCGAACAGCTCGCGCTGCTTGGCGGTGATACCGACGCGTCGCGGGAGAGCGACAGCGGTCGACAGCCGAACGCCGGCCTTCACAGCCTCAACGAACGCGATACCCAACGATGGTGCCGCGCTCAAGAGATAGTCCCGGTAGGCCTTCTCACCGGCAGCCCGGATCTGATCGGGGGTGACGGCCATCTATGCCTCCACCGCCGTCGCAGCGAGAGCGAGCGAGCATTCGCGGCACAGACGGCCCGGTTCGACGGCGCACGTATCGAGCTGCTGGCAGTGACCATGCCGGCGCAGCCAATCTGCGCTGTAGACGCCATCGCGTGGTTTCGACGAGAAGGAGGGCGCCGGCGAGGCCTCGTTAGTTGCCCCGCCGGTCATGGGTCTCAGCCTTCGATCATCATCGCCTCCTGCGTTGGCATCGTTCGCGACCGACTGAGGCGGTGCATTTACGCTCGCGATGCTTGGGGCTTGGGAACTGGTTGCAGGGGCGGGACTCGAACCCGCGATTTCCTGGTTATGAGCCAGGCGAGATGCCTCTTCTCTACCGCTGCGCAGGGGCTGGCTTTCGTCAGCCGAATTGAACGCGTCGGTACCAGCGCCGACGCTCGCCCTACTCGCAACTCCATCCGTCTCGCCGCCCGCCGACGGGCTCAGCCCCACGGGTTTGCCTTCGTTGCTTTCGCTCTGGGATTGGTCGACGACGGAGAGCGCGGGGGGCGCACCCCCCATCGTCTGGTCCGCCGGGGGGATGGCGGAATTGGAACCGGACGACAGAGCGTGCGCCCCTCTGTCGTCCGTATCGGCCGGCTTATCCGGTCGAATGGTTGTTTGCGGATTGTGCAAAGAAGGTTCGGCGACCGATGGCGCACGCTCGCTGCTGAGGTTCGCGCGGCGCGTCGCAGGCTCATCGTCGTCATCGTCGCGGTCGCGCGGCGCGACCTGCATCCCGAGCGCGGACATGTAGAGGTCGAGCAGCGCTTCCTGCTCCATGCGCTCGGCATGGTCCTGCTTGCGAATCCGGATGATCTGCCGCAGCACTTTCGTGTCGAGGCCGTTGCCCTTGGCTTCCGAGTAGATTTCCTTGATGTCGTCGGCGATGGCCTTCTTTTCTTCCTCCATCCGCTCGATGCGATCGATGAAGGCGCGAAGCTGGTCTTGGGCGACGGAGTCGGAATTGACGGTGCGGGCCATTTACTGCCCTCCCTTGCGGATGGCAGTTGCGCACTCAAGCGCTTCGATCGCGCCTTCGAGGCACGCGACACGGCTCGGTTCATCATCGGGATACGATGCGACAGCAGCCTTGAGGCGGTCACAGCGGGCCACGCAGATCGCTTCGCACTGCTCCCGCACCACAGCATCTCGAGCCATGATGGCGCGGGCGATTGCCTCGGTGCGGATGGGGTTCCACGCGTTGCCGTCGAGGACTACATCAGCCACTTCCCACACGTCCTGCGGAATGTCGTCGGGTCGCGGGAAGCTGAAGTCGAGAGGATCAATGCCCAGCATATTGGCCATTACACGGTCCCCCGTGCGAGCAGCAGCAGAGCCAGAACAAGGCCGGTGGTGACGGTGAGGAAGGTGATGGAGGAGAGGATGCGGGTCATGCTGCGCTTCGGAAGAAGTTGGCGGCGGTGATGGGCAGCTTGAGCTTGCGAGCATGCTCCAGCAGCTTCTCCGCGTCGGTCTGCGGGATGAATCCGTCGGTGCCACCGCGGGCCTTTGGGTAGGTCCAACGATAGACGCGGGAGATATGTTTGCCGGTGATCTTCGCGACGGCTTCGAAGCCGCCGAACGTCTGGATCACACTGTGGGCCGGTTCGAGCTTTTCATCGCGCATTTCGGATATTTGCGATATTCGCGATTATTGGTCAAGCCAAATTCGCGATCTTCGCGATATGACCTATCCGCGATTTTCGCGATGATGCGGCATGAGTGACCCGCAGATCGACCTAAAACGTTGGTTTTACGAGAAGACCGAGCCGCACGGCATAAAGGCCAGGCTGGCGGCCGCGAGCGGATTCAACTCGACCCAGATCAGCCGGATGCGGAACCTCGAGACCGACGATCCGAAGAAGCGGCAAGAAATTCCTCTGCAGATGATCGAGGCCGCCGCAAGGTTCTTTGGCGAGCTACCGCCCGGCTTTGAAGGGATGCTCAATTGGCTCGATGCCTCGAAAATCGTACCATCTAAACGAGGGGGCGGCGCGGCGAGGAGCGTGCCGATCTTTTCCGACGTGCCAGCGGGGAAGATGATGACTGCTGACGCAGTTACCGACCCGCGAAACCTTTACGGACACATCGTCATATCCGATCTCGGCAAGGGAGATTGGGCGGCCCTGGTCGTAACGGGCAGCAGCATGAACAAGGTCGCGCCGGACGGCTCGACTATTGTCTTCAACCGCGCCGACACACACCCTGTCGATCAAGCATTTTACGTCTTCAAGGATCCCGACACGGGCGCTGCAACTTTCAAGAGGTACGGGGCTGGCAATCCACCTCGGCTTCGGCCGTTTAGCTACGATGACCACGACCCAATCGTGGTCGAAGGGGATATCGTCATCGTCGGTCGTGTTCGGAAAGTGGTGGTGGACCTGTGAAGCAGCCCAAGCCCGCCCGCGAACTTGCCGCCCGCGCACTATGCCGCCACGACGGAAATCCCGAAGACACCACCTTCGAAGGCAAGCCTATGTGGGAGAGCTACCTGCCGGCGGCAGATGCGGTGCTCGAGGCTATCGGGTTTCGTGAAGTTCAGTCGATCCCGGTCTATCGGATGCGGGACGCCACCAAGGAGTGAAGCTCCTCATATTAAATGCATGTTTTTAAAGGAGAATTGATCTAACATGACCACTATGCTCCTCACCCCGAAACAGCTCAGTCTCGATCTCGCTGTCGAAAAAGAGGTCGAAGTAAATGGCATTGGCATGGGCGTCTTCAGCGACGGCATGCCTTACCTTACCGGCCGCGGCCTAGCTCGCTTTTGCGGCGTTGATCAAAAAGCCATTGTGCAGGTCACGTCGGCATTGGCGGAGGGCATAATTCGCCCCCGCGAAGCTAAAATTGCAGAGCTTCTCGAAAAGCACGGCATCGATCCGTCGCAACCATATGTAATCGTTGACAATGAGACTGAGCGTTACAACGCCTTCCCCGCTCCCGCATGCATGGCCTTCTTGGAATATTACGCCTTTGAAGCCGGGCCTAACATACGACAGCAGGCCGTCACGAGCTTTCGGGCGCTCGCACAAAAAGGCCTTCGAGACTTCATTCTCACGACCATTGGGTATGATCCGAATGAAAAACTCAATCTGGCATGGCGACAGTTTCGCGACCGGATAACCGTCACATACGGTGCGCTTCCAGAAGGCTATTTCATCGTCTTTAAGGAGATCGCCGACATGATCGCGACGCTCATTATTAAGGGCGCGAGCATTGGCATCCATTTCATTCCAGACATCAGCGTTGGGCGCACCTGGTCGGACCACTGGTCGACAAGTAAGTTCGAGGATCGCTTCGGGTCGCGGATAAAAACGCTGCACAACTACCCCGACTATTTCCCGCAGGCCAAATCGAATCCCCAAGAAATATATGCCTACCCTGAGGACTCGCTGCCCGAGTTCCGTCGATGGGCTCGTCAAACTTACCTGCCTCACAAGCTGCCCAGCTACCTTAGCAAGAAGGTGAAGGACGGCCTGCTGAGCATTACGGCGGCTCAATCGGTTCAAGTTGCCCTGACGGGCCCGGATGACAAAGAAGCAGACTAGACCAAAAGGCCAGCGACCCCCCCCTCAAAGCCCGCCCTCACCCGGCGGGCTTTTTTCATGCGCCAGCGGAAGTGCTGACCGACGCAGGATAGCAGCGTTCGGCTTCACGTGAAGCTATTTTCGCGATTATCGCGATTTACCTATTGACTGTATTTGCGATTATCGCGAATATCCTCTCCATCGAACAGCAACTGCTGAGACATGGAGAACGGGAATGAAGCCGAGCAAGATTGCGCTGAAGCTGGCGATCGAGGCCAAGAGCTGCGGCCTGGAGCACGACATCGTGTCGGTCTGCGAGGGCGATTTCGGCGTCAGTCGCCACGACTGCAATGGCCTCGTGGACGAGGCCTTCGACGCGCTCTGCGACGAAGTCGAAGCGGCGCTGCCCTTCGCACACTTCGACCGCCGCATCGCCAGCGTGTGGGCGCAGGCTGGCATGGATCACCGGCTCGAAATGGCCGCTGAGCGCCGCGCCTTCTCTTCGCACTTCTGACGGAGGCCTGAGCCATGACCTCCTCCACCGTAATCGCCGCGACCGCCCGTATCGACGCTCTTGCCTTGGCCTTCCACAATACTGACGCCGCCGATATCCGGGATGCTGCCTCCAACATCGCCAATGGGTGCCCGGCCTTCTGGCACAAGGCAAGCGGCGGCAATGCCGTGGTCGGCGGGTTCATGTTCTACCTCAACCGGACGCAGGACGTGCGGCGGGCGTGGGTGGCTGATGAAGCAGCGTTCCAGCGTCCCAGCCGGATGCGCGACCCGGCCCTGCTCGACAGGCTTCTTCCACTCAACGTCGGCGCCATTGCCTCGCTCGCGGCGGCTTACGAAGACCTCGGCACGTTCCGCACCCATCGCGAACTACTGGACCGGGTATGCGACGCGGAAGAATACGCGCTCGACGCGCTTGCGGCTCTGCGCGCCGCACCTGAGCATCCGCTGGTCACCGCCATGGGCGGCATCGATCATGGGCGCATCGCGGCATCGGTCGAAGCCATCACCTCCCCGGCCAACATCATCCATGAGGCCGCGTGATGGCCTGCAACTGCATCGAAGAAATGGACGCGAAGCTTGCGGAGCACAACACCCGCATCGCAGTGACATTCGCTTTCCCGCGCGACGGCTCGCCCAGCTACGTGCTGCCCACCATCGCCGTCGAGAAGATCGACCGCAAGAAGCGCGGCAGCACGGCCCTCGCCTTCCCCACGTACTGCCCGTTCTGCGGCACGCAGTACGAGGCCGACCCCGCCGTCAATCTCCTAGATGAGGTTCGTGCGAGAGAGGGGGCGGCGTCATGACGACCGTCTACGTTCAAGCGAAGGTCGACATCGACGACGTGCTCGGCGACATCGGGCTCGATGAGCTTTCGAAGCACCTGCGCCGCGCGCTCGGGCATGACGAGCGGCTCAAGCTCGCGAAGGTGCTGCTCACCGACAAGCCTGGCGACCGGGAGAAGGACCCGGACGACCTGAGCCCATTCGTCGAGGAAGCGCTTGCGATGCTGCGAGCGAGCCGCGCCGCCGACGCCGAGCTGGTTCTTGACCGGGCAGCCCATCCGAAGTGGCGGAGTGCCGAGGCGGCGATCCTCGCGTTCAAGAGCCTCACGCAATGACCCCCGGCATCTACGACAAGCAGTCGATGGTCGACCCCGACCGCTGGATCAACGTTCCTCACATTCGCGACGAGCGCGGCGACCGGCCAGTGATGACCCTCGCCGACCTCGTCCCCTCCCTCTCAGACCTCACTACGAAACGAAAGGACGCCGACAATGGCACTCAAGATCACGCGCGCCGCTGACCCCATCACAATCGACCGCCTGAAGCTCGTCATTTACGGACAGCCTGGCGTCGCCAAGACCTCGGTCTCGTTCACCGCCGAAGCGCCGCTGCTGCTCGATTTCGACGGCGGCAGCTACCGTGCGGCGAACCGCAAGGACATCGTCCGCATCGAGCAGTGGAGCGATGCCGCCTCGATCACGCAGGACGATCTTGAGCCGTACAAGACGGTCATCATCGACACCGCCGGCCGCGCGCTCGACCTCCTCACCGTCGACATCATCAAGAGCGACCCGAAGAAGGGCAGCGGCGGCACGCTGAGCCTGCAGGGCTATGGTGTGCTCAAGGCGCGCTTCGGCTCGTTCCTCAACCTCCTCAACAGCTTCGGCAAGGACGTGATCCTCGTCGCGCACATGGAGGAAAAGCAGCGCGGCGACGAGGTGATCGAACGCTTGGACGTCCAGGGCGGCAGCAAGGGTGAAATCTACAAAGCCGCCGATGCGATGGGCCGGCTCGTCATCGAGAACGGTCACCGCTGGCTGAAGTTCTCGCCGACAGACGCCGCCTTCGGCAAGAACCCCGGGCAGTTGGAACCGCTCAAGGTGCCGACCGCCGATAGTCCAGATTTCGACGGCTTCCTCGGTCGCGTGATCCAGCAGACCAAGGATCGGCTGAACGAACTGACTGCCGACCAGCAGGCGACCGCCGAGGAACAGAAATGGTTCCGCGAAACGCTCCCGACCGTCGCCGTCGCCGACGAAATCAACGGCCTCATCGGACGTGCCAAGGCTGGAGGCAAAGCGTGCTCCGCGATGCTGGCGGCCCGGGCGACCGAACTCGGCTTCACCTACGACAAGCCTGCCGGCGCCTATGTCGCGCCGGCAAAAGAGCAAACGAAGGAAGCGGCGTAATGGATACCCTGCGCGTTTCCGCGACCGACATCGACGCGCTCAGGTTCTACCTGAGCCCGCCGGTGGAGGAAATGCAGATCGACCTCGACGAACTGTTGCGCCGGCTGCGCAAGCAAGAGCCGCCGACGCCCGCCATGCTGGCCGGCACTGCCTTTCACAAGGCGCTCGAAACTGCGGAGCCTGGCATGTTCGATGGCTTCGCGATCGATGGCTACATGTTCTCGTTCGAGACCGATGCCGAACTCGACCTGCCGGCCATTCGCGAAATGAAGCTGACCCGCGAATACACCATCGACGGCTGCGAGGTGACGCTTGTCGGTAAGGTCGACGGGATCCACGGCAAGCGGGTCGACGACCACAAGCTGACCGAGAAATACGACGCGGAAAAATACCTCGAAAGCCACCAGTGGCGCGTCTATCTCGAGGTGTTCCATGCCGACGAATTCCGGTGGAACATCTTCGAAGCGAAGGAGTCGGCGCCGCGGCACTATCTGATCCGCGCCGTGCATCAGCTTACCGCCAATCGCTACCCCGGTATCGGCGAGGCAGTCGAGCGCGAGTTGCATCGGTTCGTCGCGTTCGCTCGCGACCATCTGCCGGAACGCGTCATCCCCGCCGCCAGCGTCCAGTTGGCAAAGCTCGCGAGGGCCTAGATGGGCAAGTACGTCCTCCGGCGGAAAGGTGCGACCCTCTACGCACCATCACAGGATTGGGCCGATCTGCTGGCCGAATTGCCGGAGGGCGTGGACCTCAACGTAAACGCCACCCGCGCTCGCTCGCTGCACCAGCTTGGCACCTACTGGGGCGCGCTCGACTGGGCGGTGAAGAACGTCGATGCCATCGAGAAGCTGTGGCTGAATAAGGACGTGCTGAGCGACTTCCTGCAGCTCGAGGTCGGCTTCGTCCGGCACATCGCCATCCCGCAAATCGAGGGCGACCCGATCTATGTCCGCGTGCCGCTCAGCAAGTCGTTCGTCGAGTGCAGCCAGGACACGTTCAACAGCTACTTCGAGGCGGTGACCATCGCGCTCGCCAAGCGCACCGGCATGGACGTGGTCGGCCTCTATCTCGAGGAAATGAAGTCGCGCGGGAGGAAGGCAGCATGAGGGTGCTCGTCTGCGGCGGCAGGAATTACAGCGACAGCGACCGTGCATTCGCCGTGCTCGACAAATTGCACGGCGAAGCGGGTATCGACCATGTCATCGAGGGCGGCGCGCAAGGCGCTGATCGGTGGGCGCGCGAGTGGGCAACATGCCTTCATGTCCCGCTTACGACCTTCGAAGCCGACTGGGAGAACCAGGGCAGCTTCGCCGGCCCGGCCCGCAACACCCGCATGCTCAACGAAGGTCGGCCGGACCTCGTCATAGCGTTCCCGGGCGGTCGCGGCACTGCTGACATGGTCAGGAAGGCCCGCAAGGCTGGCGTCGAGGTGATCAAAATTGCCTCGTAGCCGCAAGTCCGAACCATGGGTGGCGAAGCACGACGATCAGGCCATCCCGGTGTCGGTGCAGCGCCATATCCTTGAGCGGCAGATGAACGCCGAAGGCATCATCATTTGCCCCGACTGCGGTCAGCCGATCCGGGCGGGTCAGGCCAAAGCCTTCGACCATGACAAGCCACTGATCGACGGCGGTGTGCATGGTGAGGAAAATCTGCGGGCCATCCACGAAAAGCCCTGCCACCAGATCAAGACGGCCGCCGAGGCGCAGGCGCGCACGAAAGAGCGCAGCCAGTTCGCGGCCGTTCACGGCATCAAGAGCAAGAAGGCCGGCGGGTTTCGAACGGCCGATCCCCAGCGCCGCGCCACCGGCAAAATCCGCAAATTCAGTCCTATCGACGGCGTCTATGAAACGGACTTCTAGGAGAAACCCCATGACCGAACACCAAGCCCCCGCCGGGTCGCGCGAGGATATCGTCGACCGACTGCGGCTCGTTGGGGCGTCCGCGCGCGATGATCTTTACCCCGGTCTTCGCGTGATCCATGTCACGGTCGCTGCCGAAGCCGCCGACACCATCGAAGCCCTTCGCTCGCAACTGGCAGAGGCACGGGAAGCGCTGAAGCCGTTCGCAGAGATCGCAAATGAATACACCGATGCGGAAGACGATACTTTCCAAGTCTGGCGGGACTTCGATGTGCTCGGCGCGACACTGCCCCTGCGCAATTTTCGCCGTGCCCGCGCCGTGCTCTCCACCCCCTCAGGTGCATCAAATGGCTGATACCGTGAACAGCACACCAGTATCCGATGAACTGAAGCCGTGTCCGCTGTGCGGCATGTACCTGCGCCGCGCCGTCGACCCTCGCTTGTCCGGGATGCTGGAGCATCCGCCGCACGTCCACTGTCCGATATCTGCGTGCTGCTTCCTCGACACACCGTTGCTCCGCGCCGCATGGAACCGACGTTCCTCCCCATCGGAGGCCGAAGCCGATGAGGCCTTGACCCTCGCAAAGGACGCGGGGGCGGACTTCGTTCTCGATAGTCTGGCGAAGGCGCTCGGCGTGACCGACTGGTCCCAGCAGGATGGCAGCGAGACTTGGGACGGCGACGTTCACGCGACCCTGATGCACCTGTTGTGGGGCGCTGGGGTGCTCGACCGCGATACCAACGCCCTACTGTTCGCCACATCAGAGGCCGCCGAAACCCACGAGGCCGCGCTGTCAGACGAGCGCCTGCGCACACTCGAAGAAATTACCCAGCGGTACAAGGAGATCGAATACAAGCCGCTCGGCCGCATGGAGAAGATCGCCCTGCGCGAGCTTATGACACTCCTCACCCGCCGCACTCAACCAAGCGCCGGGGAGGGCAATCTGCACATCATTTTCGATGGCCCGCCCAGCCACGAGAGCGGGCGTTTCGTGGAAGTCGAGAACGACGCCGGGGCATCTGTGCGTGCTGGCGAGTGGGTCGAGCGCCCTGACGGCCTTTGTGATTTGGTGATCCCGCGCGCGACCCCGCCCGATCAATCGAAACGGGTCGAGAGGCTGGAGGCGTTCGATGAATGCGCGAGCATCGCCCAAGACTGCCCCGGCATCACGAAGCCCAATCCGCCGTCGAACGTTGATCCGTTCTGGCAGGGCGTGGCCGCCGCCAAGGTCGCGATCATGCAGGCCATTCGCGCCCGCGCCATGCTCGCTGCCGCCCCCGCATCACCCTCAGTCGACGCACCGAGGGTGAAGGAGCTGGAATGGGAGGACGACGATATCGCCGACACTCTTTGCGGTCGGTATGTCATTCAGGAGGACGGAGCAGCGGCAACGTCGCTCCAGTTGGTTCTTATTGCCCAGGATCAGGCCGACCTTTTCCACAACACGCTGCGCGAAGGTTTGCTAACCGTAGACGAGGCCAAAGCCGCCGCCCAAGCTGATTACGAGGCCCGCATTCGTTCTGCCATCGCCGCCCCTTCCCAGCAGGAAGGCGTGACGGAGGAAATGGTGGAGCGAGCCCGCAAAGCCTATGAAGAACGCGGCTGGCAATTGCTTGGCTCGCTGGAAGAAAACCGACATCAGATGCGCGCCGCCCTTGAAGCCGCCCTCGTAGATCGGGATCGGGTGAAGCCATGACCGATCTCGCAAAGCTCATTGAGAGGGTCGAGGCTGGCGAGATCAAGGCGCTGAGCATCAAGCAGCCGTACCCGCACCACATTTTCCACAGCGGCAAGGATGTCGAAAACCGCGACTGGCCCACCAAGGGCCGCGGCTGGTTTCTGATCCACGCCGGCATATCGAAGAGCGAGATCGACAAAGAGGAGCCGGACGAGCTCAACGCCCCTCGCGGCGGGATCGTTGGTGCGGCGCGTATCGTTGATTGCGTGACCGACATGGACAGTCGGTGGTTTTTCGGCACCTACGGGTTCGTGCTTGCCGATGCATTCCCTCTACCGCTCATCCCGTGCCGCGGGCAGCTCGGGTTCTTCACGCCGCCGGACGACGTGATCGAACCGGTCCTCCGCGCCCTTCAAGCGAGGCAACAATGACCTCAGTTCGTGCGGGAGAGATCGAGACGGTCGGTTGGAGACTTCATGCAGGGGAGAGTGGCAATGGCTGACCTGAAGATCAAGCACCCGATCCCGGTCGAAGCGCTCGACGAAGACATCGCGATCCTTGGCCGCAAGGGCGGCGGGAAGAGCTACACCGCGAAAGGCATCGTCGAGCGGCTGCTCGACATGGGCCGCCGGGTGCTGGTTCTCGATCCCCTCGGCGTGTGGGCTGGACTGCGCACCTCCGCCGATGGCGAGCACGCTGGCTACCCCGTAGCGATCTTCGGCGGGCTGCATGGCGACCTCCCGCTCGACGTTGCCGCGGCCGAACCGCTGGCGCGCATCATCGCGACCGAGAACCTGCCGGCGGTGATAGACCTTTCCGAATTGTCGAAGAGCGCGCAGCAAGCCTTCTTACTAAAGTTCCTGCACGAGCTGCGGCGCGCGAACCACGAGGCGCTGACGGTGGTACTCGAAGAGGCTGATGTCTTCGCCCCTCAGAACCCGCAGGGCGACGACAGCAAGGCGCTGCACGGCGAGATCGATTGGATTGCCCGTCGCGGCCGTTTTAAGGGCTTCCGGCTGCTGACCATCACGCAGCGGCCAGCGCGGCTCAGCAAGGACGTGCTGACGCAGGCGAACATGGTCATCATGCACCGCCTGCCGGCGCCGCAGGATCGAGACGCGGCCAAGGCGTGGGTGGACGGCAATGGCGATCGCGACCAGGCGAAGATCGTATTCGACACGCTGGCCGGATTGAAGGTCGGCGAGGCATGGGTCCTGGCGCAAGAACCGCCCATGCTGGAGCGCGCCGTGTTCCCGCGCATCAATACTTTGGACACCAGCGCCACACCGAGGGCCGGCGAGACCCGCATCGAACCAAAGACCCTGGCCCAGGTCGACGTCTCGGCGATCCGCTCCGCCCTGCAGGTGGTACAGGTCGACGCGAGACCTGCGGGTGGTCCAGGTGCAGCGAAAATGAGTGCAAGCGACCTCGCGACCGCGGAGGAGCACGGCTACCAGCGCGGGCGCGCCGAGGGCGAGAGGCACGGCATCAGCATCGGCTTCCACGCCGCGCTGGCGCGGGCGAAGGCTGCGCTCGATGGAATAGATGCGACCGACCTTGCGGCAAGCTCGCCCATCTCAGCGCCACCGCCGATGGCAGCAAAACCGGCGGCCTCAGGACCAAAGCGGACGAGTTCAGCGCCGCCGTCTGGAAAGTCGTCCACTGATCCGCTGCTCACGGCCGCGCTGTCGGTTTGGCCCGCCCGCCTTACGTGGCCGGCGCTCGCATCGATGTGCGGTCGCAAGGCGCGTGGGGGCCACTTCAACACCGCCCGAAAGGCTCTGATCGATTCCGGGCTGATCCGCATGGATGGCGAACTCGTCACGCCGAGCAGCCCGCCCACGGCGCCTGAGGGCGCTATCCCCGCCGACCTCCTCGAGCAGAACCTACCGCAGCCGGCCGCGAAAATGTTCGCGACGATCCGCGCGAAGCCGGGCATCACGATCACCGGGCTCGCCTCTGTTCTCGGGATGCAGCCGCGCGGCGGCCACTGGAATACCGGAATGTCGACGCTTCGGCGAAATGGGCTGATCGAAGAGCGCGGCGAGGCGCTTAATATCTCGCCCTCGCTTCTGCCCGGGGAACGGAAATGAGCGCCCTGCCCCGGATCATCGCGGACGGGAAAACACCCGAGCAGTGGGTTGACGAGCTGCGCGCCCACGGCGTCGAAGTATCGCCCCGCACCCTGCGGGAGCGCGCCCGCGCCCTAGGGGCTTGCAAAATGCTCGGCGGCGCGATGGTTTTGCTGCCCGAGCACATCGACCAGATATTCGAGGAACCGCCATGTCGCTCGAGCTCTACCCCCGCGATGGGGTCTTCTGGGTCCGTGGACGACCAGCTGATGTTGGCGACTACATCCGGCGAAGCCTTAGAACATCTGACCCGGCTATCGCGGCCGCAAAAGTCCGCAAGCTCGAGGACACGGCGCGGCAACGTCATATCCTTGGGGCAGCAGCCCCTAAGCCAGAAGACGAGATCACGTTCGCCGCGTGCGTGACGCTCTACCCGGCGCCGAAGCGCGACGCAGGATATCTCAAGCCGATCGTCAAGAAGATCGGCAACGAGCGCGTGCGGGATCTGATGCCGGCGGCGATCAAGGCGCTCGCGAAGCGGATGATGCCAGACGCTGCGACCGACACCTGGGAGCGCCAGATCATCACGCCGATCAGCGCCGTCATCAACAATGCCCACGAGCTGGGGAAGTGCGCGCCGATCCGCGTCCGATCCTTCACCAAGGCCGAACGGGTGAAACAGGACGAGGCGCGGGGGAAGCAGAGCCGCATCCCCAAGACGCCGGGCAGTTGGGAATGGCTGGAAGCGTTCAAGGCCCACGCGCCGTCCCGCGACGCCGCCTTGGCGCACTTCATGTTCCGGCACGGCTACCGGCTCACCCAATCGATCGAGATGACGCGCAGCAAAGACATGGACCTGAGCGCGGGCAAGGTGCGCGTTCACGCCTCAAAGGGCCACCCTGCGCACTGGGTCGACCTCGACGCCGATGAGGTGGCGATGATCGCGAATCTGCCGGTGCCTTTTCGCGGCCAGGCGCGGGACCGCGTGTTCACCATCGCGGGCGGGCGCAGCGGCGCGCTCTACCGCCGGTGGAAGGCCGCGTGCGAGGCGGCGAAGATCGCTTATCTACCGCCGCACTCTTGCGGCCGGCACGGCTACGGCACCGAGATGGTGGTGCGCCAGCACGACAAGGTCGACCTGATATCGGCCGCTGAGGATAAGTGGGCGGACCCGAGCGTGATGCTCAAGACCTATTCGCATGCCGAAGACGGCAAGAAGCGCGTCGCGGAAGCTTTCGCCGCCGGCCGGGCGGCGGCCGCGAGGAAAACGGCGTGA